TTATTTTCCTGTTGAACATATAGCAGCAACCACCCAATAAATTACTACAGAAAACTTAGTTAACTTTCCGCCTTTTTTATATCCGCATAGATATGCTAATATTCCACCTATCCCAACAAACATACATATCCAGTATGCATTAGTTGATAAAATATCTAATAACTTATTTCTAAACACAAAAGTGTTTTGTGGTGCATTGTATTGACCTCTTTCTATAAATTTTTGTATCCATTCCATATATACTCCTCCTTAAAAAATTCCTTTAATTAAATCTAACATCCATGGGAAAATATAAAGTGCTGCAAAGGCTAAAGCATATTTCATCATTATTTTAGCAATAGACTTTGTATCACCTTGCATTAAACTTTTAATTATATCTATTATGCATCCTACAATACATATCCAATAACCTATTTTTCTAACTATATCTAACATAGTATTTCCTGCCTTATCTATTTTCCCTAAATCTCCTGCTGCAGAGACCACATCCTGGATATAGAAAAGACTTCCTAAAATGAACACTGCTTGCTTTTTTAATCTATTATCTGCATTTATATGTTTTGCAACTAATTCCATATTAGAATTATATTTAAACTTTTGTTTCTTCTTAAAATCTTCTACTTTAGTGTTAGAATATATAACACAAATTTTCATAAATCCTCCTGAATAAAAATAATTATTTTGTAAATACTATAGATAAATAAATTCGAAAGAAGGTTTTAACATGTCTCCACTATTTTGGCTTGGTGCGGGTATGATAATTGCAACACATATAATTGAAAAATTTTAAATGTAAATTAAATATTAATATTTGTATAAATACACCTTAAACACACAACTTTCCTGATTTGTTTGCATAAGCTAGAAGTGTAGTGTAGCGTAACACAAGTAAGCGTAGCACACTTTTAGCGACATGGGATAAGTCTAGCCTTCTGCTAGGCTTTATTTTTATCTCTTTTTAAAGGCTTAAAGCTATATTTTTATAGCCATATAACTTCACTTCGTATTATTATTTTTTTAATTCCTCCTCATATAAAATTTTTATTGGTAATGTGCCTTTTAAAATATCTTTAACTACTGCAGCTGGATTGCTAAATTTTAATAATTTACCGTATAATTGTAATTCATCTAGATCACTTTTCTTAAATTCTAAGACAACTCTTAACCTATCTGCCATCATTTTCACCTCCTGGATACATTGTATTTATACATTTAAATCTTCTAGTACAATTAGGAAATATAACTGTATACAATGTTTAAACTGTATTCTTTGTTGTCTTTTAATATATCCTATGCACCCTTGGTGTAAAAGTTTCCTAATTCTGGGATTTAATTTAATAATTTATTTTTAATCCTATTTTTAGTATTTAAATATATAAAAAAGCACCTAATTTTCTAGGTACCAAATATCCTCTACCTTTCGATTAAGCGCTTTAGCTATAGTTAATAATGTTTCCGCATTACCTTGAACCTTATTTAATTCTATTGTGTTATAAGTGCTTTTTTTAATTCCAAGCATTTCTGCAAATGCTTTTTGATCCATCATATATTCTCGCATTCTTATTTCTCTTAATCTATTTTTAACCACATACACCACCCCATTCCAGTATATGTAATTATTCTATAAATAGGGTGTAAATCCTTTTTAAATACTTGTCCAAAAGACTTATAAGCATATATTCTTTTAAATTTGGGAATAATTAATAAAGGAAAGGAGTTGAATCTATGAACATAGGTAAAGAGATTTTATCGAAAAATAATCTTTTAATGTTAGTTCTATTTATAATGACGTTATTGGTCACAATAAATTTTAATTTCAGAGGATATGTATATATCTTTATATTTCCTTTAAAATTAAAATAAAACTTTATTTTTAGGAACGGTATATTTATCCTATATCGTTCTTTTTATTTTAATGATTAATATATTTTACTAATTATTTTATATTAAATTTTATTTCTTATTAAATTATTTTATATTGATATAATACCCGATTTGAGGATGTTATATACTTAATTCATGTAATGTCTAACATATAATTTTGTCAAATTGTTTTACATTGTATTTATATTTTAGCCTTAATAAATAATTTTATTCAAATTTTTTAACAAATTGCTTTATTAATAATAACTATATTTTTAAAATAGCTTGGCTAAATATAAGTATTAAAATTTATCAAAAAATAAAAAAAGAGAGTAGCCTTAATTAAGTAACTACTCTCTTTTGTATTTTATTTAGGATGGTAAGTAATATCTATACTATTAAGCTTCTATATAATTAACAATATTCCTTTAAATAATTAAAGTTATTACATATCAATATAGCAAATAATTATTATTCGAATATACTATACTGTATTTGATTAACTACAAGTACTTTTTCCACATATTCATTTATAAAAAAACCCTAGATATTATTCCAGGGTTTTAATATAGCATAGTTGCGAACTTAATCTATATTATTCTATATATATTGCATAATTCCTTCATATGATTAAAATCATCATACCTGGATATAATAAAAATAGACCAATACATAGCACCAATATATAAATCCATACAAAAGAACCCCTTTTTATTGGGGTTCTCTTATTTAAATAATCTTTTTTCTTTTATCTAGGCTCTTAGTATCTTACGACAACGGAGACAATCGACCCAACCTGTTCCATCGTCACGTGAATGTACATCCTCCACATGTCCTAAATAATCACAACATGAATGGCTTTGTCCTGGCATTACCCTGGCATCACATACATTACAAATAAATGCTGCATGGGCAGTAGACACATTTACCCCAATTATCAATGCTGTTAAAAGACCAATTGCAATTTTTTTCATTTAGTCATCCCCCTCTATATTATTTTATCTGTTAAATCATTTTAACTTAACAGACTCTTATTATATAATTTCTACATTTATATAGTTTTCCCTTTATAACTTTTACCAAAAATTTATACATTTTACATTGTTTTTCAATAAAATAATACAAAAGTGGTACTATTAAAACACAACACCAATATATAAAATTCCATACAAAAAGAACTCCATTTTATTATTGGAGTTCTTTTTTAAATACGGAGGTCTATAATTAACCCATTGGGAAGCATTACATTTAATATTCTACAAATGTTAAAAAATTCCTTTAAATAATAAAAAATAATAGCTATAGCATAAGCTACAACTACCATCTTTAATAATACATCTTTAATAATACATCTTATATCATTGTTTAATAGTATTGATCTATAAAATATAATAAATAAGAGAATAATTTTTGATGTGAAATAACACCTAGCATTTTACCTTTATTTCATTAAATTTGAGACATTAAAAAGAAGATCTAAAACTAAATTTTAGATCTTCTTTTGTTATTAAACTAAATTCTATATTCTTATCCACAACATAATATGCAACAATAAGAAAAGGTAACCTAAAGTAGGCTACCTCTCCAATTATTTAATTAACTCTAACTCTTTAAGTTCTATATATTAGATTCTATTATCTTAAACTCATCTCCATAATCATTAATTGCATATATAGTTATATAGTTCCCCCAAAGCAACCCTTTCCCAGCATTAAAATCTAAGAAATTTAATGTTAAAGTTCCATCAGAGTTTAAATCAGGACTCTTTCTAGTTACATCAAAATTGTCGCGCCCTGTGCATTTAATTCTATATTTAGGTATATGCTTAGTTATATTTTCCATGTTTCCACTAAATTTAACTCCATTATAGTAGTTGTCATTATTAGCGAAAACTCTTATTAGACTATAATCTTTATAAAAAGACTTTACATACTGCTCACTCTTAAATAGATCAGGAACTTTAACATTTGAGGTTTCTGTTATGGAAACATCATCCCAATATATTGTTTTTCCACCATCAGATTTTACATATATTCTATTAAGTTTGCAATCCTTAAAACTTTTTACTGGAATATCTATTCTTTGGTATCCTTTATTATTTAAATCAACATCTTTTGAATTAAGTACAACACCAGCGTGTGCATTTCTAAGCTCTATTGTAGCCTTTGTATCTCCATCAGCTTTCATATATAAACTTACATAGTATTCTTTGTCATCTTCTGTTATATCGTCTGGTATATAACAATGAGATGATGTTCCATTTCCATTGACGCTACGTTGTTTTTTTCCAGTCGATAATCCACCATCAATTAAATATGAATCATAGCACTTATTATGATCCGCATCCTCGCAATTATCAAAATACTTAGCTAATTTAATTGTGAAATTCATTTCAGGCTTTAACTTAACGTCATATATGGTGTGTACATCTTTAAATTCACCTGTTTTATCATTTATTTGTTTTTCTATCATTTTAAGAGTATTTTCATCTGTATATGTCATTACAGCTGATTCAAATATTGGTTTATCGTTATAGTATAAAAGCCCTTCTTTTTCTGTTACTTCATTTGGAAAACTAATTTTTATTGCTTCTCTTAATGTTAAAGCTGGAGCTTTTCTTTGCATAGGCTTCTTGCTATTTTTTGCAAAAACTCTACGTTCTTTTGCTTCATCTCCAGTATCTACAATTATTGATGCCGTTTTGCTTTCTATTTCTCCAGTTACCGTAGACCATCTATCTCCCATTACACTATTTCCAGATGCATCTATTTTATGGTAAGAACCATCAGTTTGAGTCGTATCTGTTCTTACAGTTTTACCTTTTAAAATTGAGTTTGTTTGTTCTAAATTCAATGTAATAGGTTTACCTCCAAAATCGTCCATAGTATTTAATACAATTGGAGGAGTTCCTTTTTTAGGATAACTGTCCCCTGAAAATATTTCTAATGCTTTAGTATTTGACTCAGAGGTAATTGTAGCAAAAGATTGACCATTAATTGAAAAATTTGTTGTAGGTTTTACATCATAGATAGCTCCTGTTCCTACATTGTTATATCTTACATTAGCATTAAAATAAGTCGTTTCTGCGCTATTGAATGATGTGGTATCATCAGTACTACTTCCCCATTCTGAGCCATTAGTGTCTGTATGTGAATAATTTGCACTTATTCCAGCAGAGATACCTTGCTCTGCACTAAATCCAACATGAACCTCTCCACCTTCTGTATTAGAGTATGTCCAATTGTGTGATGATTGTGACCCTACTTTATGTGACATATCTGCATTTAATGATAAATACATATTTTCCATACCTACATTTACAATTGGATATGCTGCAACTAAAGGATTAAGTGTAGAGGGATCACTTTGTCCATCAACCTGTGCTGCTGCTTTTTCATAGTCTGTATATGGATCACCAACTGTATGTGCATCATGTGGATTTGAAACAAACTTTTCAAACCTTTGTTCAGCCAAGCTATCTTCCCACGCAACTGCCTTTCCATCTTCATCAATGGTATAACCATTTATTTCCCAATTATCTGGGATAGCATCATTATCTGAATCTTTATCATCTTCATCTGAGTCTGCATCATCTTCATCTGAGTCTGCATCATCTTCTGAACTTTGTAGGTTTATTTCTTTAGATTTAGGATCTTTAGATAAACTAGAATTTAAAGCACGTGACACTATATGAGTTTTTTCTTGATTATCATACTCAGGATTATTTAATTCAGATTGCTTTACTTTTATACCCTTACCACTCTTATCAATCTTTTCTAGAGTCATATTAGTTAATATTTCATCACCAACTTTGATGCCATTTTTATTCTGATATTCAATTATTATTTCTACAGGCTGTCCTTTTTTAAGATGAACAACTTCTTTTTTTTCACCTTTATTTGAAACGATTTTTTTATTCACTTCTATAATGGCATTTTTATCATCAGATATTTTAAATTTATAATCTCCAGTCGAATCACTTTTTAAATAACCAAACCACTTAATTGACTTATAATTACTATTATTTTTAGTTAGTATCCCTTTATCCTTTGAAGTCACATTAAACATTAATTTACCATTTCTGGTAGGAGCAAAAAGTTTTGGATTTGCAAAATCAAACTCACTATAATAATAACCAAACAACCCTGATCTATCTACTTTTTTATTTACTTCAGATATTACTTTTTTAGCTGGTTTTTCTTTTGCCTTTACACTATAATTATTTACACTAAGCGTAGAACTTCCTATAACTGCACAAGCTACGAGTAACGCTATTTTTTTCTTCATAATTTTCCCCCCTTAAATTATCTTGATAATAAAGTAGCATCTACTATATACATATCTTTTCCTTTTATTGTTGTCTTACTTATTCTATTTATATGATATTTACTTCCTTTATCTAATAATATTTCCTTCTCATCATAACCTTCTATTAAATTACTAACATAAGCACCTTTATATCCTTTTGGCACTTGAAGTCTTAATATTATAGGACTGTCTTTAAAAGCTCCTACATCTTTACTTGATAAACTAGTACTTAAAAATCCCTTTTCTAATTTATCCTTATTTAGAAAGTCCTTCTGAAATTGTTCCATATTGATAACTTTACCCTTTTCATATCCATATTCAGGAGCACCACTTCTTCTATATACCGTTATATTTTCAGGAATTAGTTCTTTCCCTAATGATTGACTTATTTTTTCTATCCTATCCTTCATTTTTCCTTCATCATGCAGAGATTCACTTTCTGAAGGAAGCTTTCCAGTTCTTAAGTATTCGTTTATAGCCTTATACTCCCAACCTTTAATATAACCAATTAATGCTGCTCTTTCTTCGGCTGATAACTCATTTTCCCATTTTTCATAATTTTTTTCTCCCCACTCCTTAGCTAATCCATTTAAATCATTTTTGAAATCAAGGCTTCTTTCTAATGTTCCATCTACGACTACATAATCTCGTCCTTTTAAAGTACTATGATGCATATCATCAACTTTTATTACATAGTCATTACTGATTAACATTTTATATTCTTCGCCATCTAAAAACACTCCAGCTTTTGTTGGATTATCCCTGCCTTTGCTACTTGGTACTTTAACCTTTAAAATAACTCTATTTTGATGTTCTGTAGGACTTATTCCTGGATCACTAATATTTGTTTCAAAAAATCCATCAGGTTTAATATAATTTTTTTTATTCTCATCATATAAAAATTGTTCTTTAAATTCGCCAAACTCTTTATGATTAATATCATTGCCTTTGAATAGTTCACCATTAAATCCAATACTCTTAGGATCTACATGTTTATACGTAACAACAGTATCTGATAATTTAGCTTTGTTTAGACCTTTTTCAATGCTTTTTAATTTATCCTTCTCTGATAAAAAATCTTCACCTTTAGAAAAAATAATTTCATTATAATTTGTTTTTATAGAACCTTTATCATTTAGATAGTCACGTATATTTTGTCTTTCAGTGTATGCTAAATTCCACTCTTTCGCTTTTTCTTTTCCCCATTCTTTCGCCTTTTCTTTATCTTCCTTAAAGTCAACACTATCACCTTCACCTGGTGAGTTCATTGTTGTTGAAATATTGGTATGCTTAAAATTAGAATCCTTAGCTAAGACAGTTCTAGTGTATCCTATATTAGAAGACACTATTGAAGTCAGTAAAACTAGCGAAATTACTTTTTTCCTATTCATCATTTCTCCTCCCTTGAATAATTTATTTTTGATTATTCTCCTTTCTTAATAATAATTATCTTTACAGCAACCAATTATACTACCCTTTGGATTATAAGTAAAATAATCCTATATATAGGATTAACTGTTACATTTAAAGACTTATTTATACAAATTTTAATTTATTTCTATCTAATAGCTGTTTTATAAATCATATTTTTAGACAATTTTATATAAAATTTCACATCTTTTGATAAGCAAAAAAAGTTTTTCTAATAAAAAATTATAATTGTAAGTATTATTTAAGGTTGTTGTTATTTAAAATTAAGGTTGCTTTCAAAATAAGGTAATAGGAAGGATATTTCATGAAAAAATTTATTTCCCATCTATTGTAATAGATTTTTTATGTAATTTTTTTGTTTTTAGTTAAATTATAACTGCTATTATTTAAATTTTATTATAAAATTTTATTATAAATTTTTAATATGTATCTAAACTTCAATTTCTTATTTTATAATTTAAATCATATAATATTTTTATCCATAAAAAATACTTCCTCTATAGGAACTGTTTATTATTCTATCTGTCCACTATAAAGGAAGTATATCAGTAAAAACTACCTATATAAATTATTTATAATTTAAAACGGCTTTCATTGTATCATATCTGTTATTTCCAGATACTAAAGTTTTTAAATAACTTGTATATTGCTCTTTTTTACCTCCTACACCTATAACATTTTCTACACAAGAATAGTCAAAGGGTCTAGCTCCCCATATGGTTGGACAATTTAATTTATCTGCTAGATACTCAGCAGCCCTCTGGTCACATATGTTATTATATACTACTAAATTTTTCACTTTCTTTTCCTCCTTTTTATTTATAAATATTTTATCTGTGAAATTATTTAAATCTACATTGCCACTAATGCCATTAACTCTACCAGTTTCGGTGTATTGGTGTCCGACAACTGAGAATCCTGTTTGCATAGGCTTCTCTACACCGTAGTGAGCTATCCATCCAGGATATTTTTTAACTCTACTATCTAAATTATCTCTACCAAAATAGCCTCCTGTATATATTAAACAGTTATATCCACTTAAAGATTTAAACTTCTCTAAAAATTCTATGCATCTATCTGAGATTAGCCTTTGACTTCTACCCATATTATTAGTTTCTATATCCAAACAAGGCAGTACATTAAATTGTTTACCTTTTATAGTGTTCCAAAAGTCCACCGCTTGTTGTGCTGGGTCTGTTTTTTCTGACATGAAGTGATAAAATCCTATATTTAATCCTGCTGCCTTAGCACCATTATAATGTTGGTTTAAGCAAGTGTCTACATAATCTACTCCCTCAGTAGCTTTAATTATTACTATATTACAACCACTAGACTTTACAGAACTAAAATTAATGTTACCATTATGCATAGAAATATCTATTCCTTTTGCCATCTTATACCTCCTATATTTTTGATAATAAAAAAGAACAAGTATTAAACCTGTCCTTTTTTATCTGTACTTTGTTTAATTAATTGATTAGTGTATACTGCTGCACCTGTAGCTAATATACCTTGTATTATTGCATTTGGATTTAGTCCCATTAAAGATATAGCTCCAATTATCCCAACTACTAATAAAATCCATGGAATAGTCCAGTCTTTAATTTTATTAGTTTGCTTTAGCATAATACCTAGAACATATAAAGCTGGTATTAATATTAAAGCTTGGTCTATAATATAATCAATTAAATTAATTTCCATAAACATTCCTCCTATTTAAATAAATTGTGCTGAATTGCATAAAAAAAGAAGCTTACTAAAGCTCCTACCGATACTCCTATATACCATTTCATTATGCTTACTAATTGTTTTAATTGGTCACAAAGATTTTCAATCTTAGCATCTGTCCTAGATTGATTCTGCTCTATTTTATCAATTCTTTCCGAATGATTATTAAGACGTTTTTCATGTATTTCTATTTGATGGCTAATTAATTCTTCATTCATATTGCACCTCCGATTGTAAAAAGATAAAAGAACCTGCAGCCGCAAGTTCTTAATAATATAAAATATAAGCTTTATAAAAAACTTTAATAAATTTTTTAATAGGTATTATTTTTACATCAACCGTAGTAAAGCCTATTACCCTTAAGTTTTCTAGTTCTGTATTTAATCTCATTTGTAATAATTCATCTTTATCAAACTCTTCCAATATAAGTATTTTCATAGGTTTATCTTTTACTATATTATTTCTCATTGCTAAAAAAAATACATACATTAAAGATACATAAGTAAATAGAAATATTAAAATTTCATGTGCTTTTTTGTCTATTTTACACGCTACTGCAATTCCAAACAATAATAATAATACCCAAATTATATTTAATATACTTTCTTTTTTCATATTTTTAAACCTCCGATTCTTTAATTTCTAATAAGTTATTATTGCTTTTTAAAAAAATCGGAAGTAAATTTTATTAACATTTTGTAAATACAAAAACAATTTAATTTAATATAAATTTTATATCTAGATTTTTATCTAAAATCTCCACTCTTTATAAACTCGAATCCTTCTTTTAAAATTATATCTCCATTAATATCTATCTCTCCAACTAAAAATTCCCTCTCTTCAAAATCCTTAGCAAAATATTCTCCTGTTCTTTTAAATAAGTTTGCAATATATCCTCCAATTTCTACATCAGCCAAAAGTTTTTTACCTCCATTAGTATACAACTTGAAACCTTCTATACATTTAACTTTTATACTATTCTTCATAATATATCCTCCTTCAAATTTTTTATAATAATAAATGAAAAAGCCAACTACATAGTTGGCTTTTTCATATTTCTATTTTTCACCGTACAATATATCATCTAGCTCTTCATCTCTTAAGATATATTGTCCTAATTTTGATTTTTGTTTAATTTCATCTCTATATTCTACTATTAACTCCATATTATCAATAGTATAATCCCTTGCATAGTCTTTACTTGGTGTATCTCCAATATCTTTTTCCCTAACAACTTTTTTTGATGGTTTATCTATTATTGTCTTTCCGTCTTTATTAGTTCTATGAACTGCTAATGGAGTATCATTATCCACATGATACTTTTGTCTATGTTCAATTATTTTTCTATTCATATACTGTTCTATTGAATATATATACCTACGTCTAACTATGTTTTTAGGCACTAACAAAATAGGTCTACCATTAATAACTATAGATTTTGTTATAACATCCTCCCATGATTGACTTGTTCTATTCCATGCTTTCCCAATACATATAGGATCATCATCTAGTCTAATTCCATATTTATTACATTGTTCTAGAGTAAATTCGCTTAATTTTCTTCTTATTATATTAGTAACTAAATCAGACATACCATCTTCTGCAAAGTCATGAACAAAAACACAAAGGTCCATAGGTGTTTTTATTAGTCCATTTTTTAATAAATTTGCATTTATAATTTCTTTAAATATATCATATAAATTACTGGCTGTATTTCCACGTCCTCCTTTTCGAATAGATTCTTTATCTCCCCATCCTAATCTTGTTTCATTTGGCTCATGAGCACAATCTAGTAGCTCTAGTATTCTTGTTTTATTTCCATTACTATATTCTGTAAATAAATTATCAAAAAAATTATCTATTAAATTAGAGCATTCCTTATACCATTCACCATCTAAAGCTTCTATTAAAGTAGGTTCTAAAAATAATTCAGTATCGTTTTCTACATCTATGTCTATAAAATCTAATTTAGCATGTCCATCTTCAGCGTCTATTCTAAAAAAATCTGTAAAATTCAACAATAACACCCCTTAATTCTTTTTTTACTTTATTATACTATATTATACTATTTTTTCATAATATATAAATATATATTTATTTATCAAAATATATCTAAAATCATAAAAAAAGAGAAGTTTTATTGTGGTTTATTTAATTATAATAAAATCTATTAACTAATACATAATATTTATCTATTGTGTAACAACTTTTTCTGTAGTATCTTCTTTAGCAGTTGGGTTAACTTTAACCAGATTGCTATACTGTTCTATAGCAATCTGGTTAAAGGTATAGAATACATTTAGTTTATTATTCATATCTTCCTTTTCATAGTAATTATTATCAATTAAATTTTTTAATAAATCATATAATATCATATTATTTACCTTCCTTTTCAAACCAGAAGGGCGCTCATAATAAGCTGAAAATTTTTGATTAACAGGTATTATGGATTTAATATTACTTTCTTGCTCCACATTACTTCTTATACTTTCTGCTTGAACTCTTATTCCACAAGCTAAAGTACTTGTAACAATAACTGAAAGTGCCATTAAACATGCTATTATTCTCTTTGATTTCATAACATATTCACCCTTCTAAAATGCTTTACTTGTATAGTCTATATTATAGTTATTCTACGTAAAAATGTAATTTCCATTCCATATATGTGATATATATGAAACTTTTTTTGCATTTTAAATAAAATTATAATAAAAAGACTATCTGAAATCTTGCATTTCCTTATCACAATTTTTTCCTAAATCATAAAAGAAGTTCATATAATAATTATACAAACTTCTTTTATAAATTCCTAAACCTATTATTTAATTATAAAATTGGTGCTATTCTTATTGATACACATTTTGAATTGCTACCGGCTCACTGTCAACGTAATAATGTACTTCTGCTCTTGTCCAATCATTATATGTTCCAAACCCAGCTCCATATCTTCCTCTTGTAGTTTTATCACTGCTAAGCATATCCACTTCTGTATTTCCATCATAAAATATTACTAGAGTTTTAAAATAATGAGTATCACCATCATATGAATTTATTTCAGTGTGAACTTGATTATAACCATCTTGATAAGTATTACATTTAAAATCTGACTTATTTATACGCCTACTTAAAGTAGTTAAACTCTGCGTATTATTTGGCATAGTAGATGCAGCTTTTACATTTGTAAAAGCTAAACCAGAAGATAAAATAACTCCACATAAAGTAGTAGTTAAAAACTTAATTTTTTTGTTCATGAAATCATTTCCTTTCCTTCAAAAATGTGCAATAAATATTACACTGTAAATGTTAACACTGTAGGAATTAAATGTAAAATTTTGAATTCAATCATATTTTGAATTTATTCATTCAAATCTACTGTTATATCCAAAAATACAGTTAAATTGATATTTTTTAAAAATATTGCATAAATTATCATGACTTTTTATATAGTTAATCAACTTCATAATTTTTTTGCTTTAAGTAAATTTATTTCTACTCAGTTTTAAACTTCTTTTGTATGTTCTAATATATAATCCTCTATAGCTTTTCTATAATCTTTATTAGTTACATCTTCTAAAACAAACTCTCTATTTTTCAAAGGATTCAATCCTTTATTTAATATTCTTTCTGCTATTATTCTAACTACTATTTCATTAATCATATTATAATATGCCTCCTGTTTCTTTATTTTCTTTTAATAATAATTGATTTTCTAACTCTTGCTTTTCTCTTTTTAGTTTCTCTTCTTCTGTTTCTGTATGTAGAATATTTTCTAATATTAATTCCTTGGTTTCTACATTTACACCTTTTGCTATTTTGCCTTTTAATTGTCCAAATTCTGTAATTATATAGGGTAAACCATCTGGTAATGTGTGTGGAAGCACATCACCTTCTGCATCTCCTGTATTTAGGAATATCTTGCCTGTATTATCATATATTATCAAACTACCTCTTTGCATTTTTGCCTCCTATTTATTAAATTTATCCCATAGCTACCCATGTACATTCATAATCATATATTTTACCTTCACTTGCATATCTTGGAATCTCATCAAAAGTTGGTGGATTCCCTATTGAAAATCCCGTTGAATTAATCCAATCTGGGACACTTTTAAAATTTATAACTTTAGCTCGTCTGTTTGTTTGATTTCCATCAGATATATCATAACTCACATTATCGTTTGTATCTAATATAGTGTAAGCATTTGTGATATAAACATAGCTAGAACTTGCCCTATAGTAGAAAGATCTATAGAAATATATCATTTTAGGAGTGAATCCTAAATATACAGAAAAAGGATTTCCAAATGGTATTGAACCCGTAGCATAATGCACGGGTTTAACATTTCCACTAACACCATTAATAGTTATTCCTTCTTTTATATTGGAAGGAATTAAATTACTTAAATCTAATGTTCCAACTAATCCAGTGTCATCATCATTGCTGAAAGTCTTTCCTGCTAGTACATTCTCAGCAATAACGTTCCCCTCTGCACTAGCCTTGATAAAAAAACAATCTTTAGTAGCGTTATACCAAACCGAAACCGCTTTTCCTGCGGTTAAATTAGGTGTCGTAGTTGTATTGGGCTTATATAATTTTTTCCCATTTATAGTTGTAGCATTTTTATTATTGTTACTACTTACTATAAATGTTGTAGCATATCCATTTACTAAAGTAGGTAAATTTAAATTTATTGAAGTTGCTGTTCCTCCAGCTGTTTGATATGTCGCAATATCAGCCAATTGTAACTCTACAGATTCACCAGAATTAGTTTTAATATCTTCTGCTTTTAATTCTATTGCACCAGTTTTACTGTTTACAGAGGTCACTGGGATTTTAATATTTTTTATTTTATTTTCAAGTGTTTCAATTTCAGACTTTTTAGCAAAAATTATAGTTGGATCTATTTTAAGAGTTATATTTTCTGTATTAGAAACTGTTAATACCATTTTCATTATCAGCTCTTTTGTACTGCCATCTTCAGCAAGTGGTTTATAGCTTTCTGCACATTTAGCTATAGCTAACATATTATTATCTTCATCAAATACCCCATATTCCCTAATCATAAAGCCGCCAATATTTGCAGGAATCATCATTTCTACGTTTATCCAATTAGGATTTTTCTCATCTATAGCCACATGAGTTATATTACCTTCCCATACTGTATTGATTAAATCTTCTTGATCTTCTCTTGGATTGTAATAAGATCCTCCACCATCCCCAACTTTCATTTTTACAAAGTTAATTTTACTTCCAAATCCAGCACTATTAGCTATTTTAGCTTTGCCTATTTCTGTAAGTAAAGTATAGAATTTTTCTGCCAAGTTTATCCCTCCTTTGGATATGTTGTTATAGTTTCTAATCCTGCATTCTGTGCTAATGCTATTTCTATGTTTCCAGTGGTTTCAATATTGTTTGGTGTCCATGGATATACAGTTATAGTTTCTCCACTAAAAGAAGTTGCTCCAATATATAAATTACTTTCTGTCAATGAAATTAGCTTATATTTAACAGACAAATGAGAAGGTTTAATTTTTTTAATTTCTTTATACAAGTCTTCTAAACTTTTAGGGAATCCCCCTCTACCAGTTAATTTAACTTCAAATGTATAAGGAGCTATATTTTCTGTTATTAAAATATCTGCTCCAGTATAGTTCTTAAGTATTAAGGACATCCTCTTAGGGTTAATTGCATATCTACTCTGTAATTTAGCTATTACTTTTCTTCTTCTACGCTCTATTTCTTCAGTTGGATTATTTACTACATTTACTGCTTCTTCCCAATAAATTAATCCCCACGTCGCAGTCTGTGGAAAAAATTGTTTTAATATATCATTTGCAAGTAACTCAGCAGTATCCCATTCATAGCCTATAGCCTCAAAAATAGATTTTATCACTTTACTTTGTTCATAAATAGGTGAAACATATGTTATCATTTCTTTTCCTTTTTTGGACTTTATCATTGTATGTTAGTCACCTCACCTATTACAGCTACTTGATCTATAAGTTTAATATTCTCAGTAATCCCATTTACAGTTAAGTTTTTAAAATCTTCTATTCCTTCTCCCGTAAGAATCATAGATCCAACTATAGTGTGAATTGCAGTGTAAAGTATAGTTCCCCCTATAGGGATTCCAGATAAATACTTGCTTAAATTTTCTTTTAAACTGTTTAACACTATCTCAGAATTAAAATCTTCTTTAAATTTAAAATTGGCTTTTATATCAATAACTAAAGTAATTGGAGTATCTATTGTTGCAATAGCACCTATAGGAGCTTTTCCCCCTCTATTTTCTTCTTTTGGGACTATTTCATATATATAATTTTGCACTTTATCTATGAGTTCTCTGGTAGCAGGTTTATTATTTTTATCTAATATTAATACTTTAACTGTCCCCGGACCATTCCATTCATCTATTACATATGCATAACCAACACCATCTACTTCCTTGGCCCATTTTTTATAATGTTCATTATTACCACTTGTAGCTTCATTCTTATATTCTTCTAAAACCCTTTCCCTGTAATGTTCTTCATCTTCTAAGTCAGTTCCACCTGTAAACTCCCCTTCATTGCAGATACTCTCTATGCCATTAATACGATCTATAAGTACAGTTATTGTATTTTTCAGTACATTTCCTATAGTACCTGCCTTAATACATTCAGCTTTAACATGAGCCACTCCTGTTTCATCAATAGTTTTATTCTCTGTAAATTTAAAAACAACAGATTCAGAATCATCTGTTGCTACAGTTCCTATTAATTTATCTTTGTATATATTAGTACCTTTTTTCCCTATAACTTTTATAACTCCTATAGATTTAGTAGGAAGGTTTTTAAATACACCTTTACATTCTCCTAAGTATTCAAGCCACACACCGTAACTAGTTTGTGGGAATGCTAACCTTAGCATATTCTGTAATTGAACTTGCATTAAACTTGCTTTTTCCTCTGCGGTAGGTCTTGTATTATCCCAATAGAAATCTCCTTCAATGGTAGACACATTAGGCGGTGCTTCTTCTAACATTCTTTCATGTATGGTATCAGCATCTTCCTGTAAAAACTCTGGAATAAGTAAATCCCTTTCCAATCATATCACCACACTTTCAATTCTCTATGCAGCATAAACTTTTCTTCATCTATAGTTATAATTTCAAACTCATAGTAAACTTCTTCTTTGTTTTCAGACCATTTAAAAATAAAATTATCAACGTCTTTAGTCCTTGGATGTACCATTAGAGTCTCTTCTGTCATTCTCTTTATCTCTAGTTCTATTGCATCTTTAGAAATATCTTGGCCAATAATATTTTTAAACTCCTGACCATATAAATCTGAATAAGCTAATTTGTATCTTGGTGTAGCCATAGCTTTATAACACCATTGTACATAAGCTTCTAAATCATTAGCCTTAGCTATAGTTCCATCTGGATTAGTAACAAACTCTCCTGTTTTAAAGTCAAATAAATAAGAACCTTTAAAATCTATAATAGGTTCTTCTAATTCTTCCATATTATTTGCTTCTAAGTTGGTATCCTCTGGGAATAAATTAGGCATTTACAACCCTCCCAACTACAACAAATTCATTCCCTAGTAAAGCAACTAGCACCCTCTCTCCTGTAGCTAATGTCTTTAATTCTTTGGGGATTTTTAAATTATGGCTATGGAGATGTTCTCCTGCTGTTTCTGTATTATATTCATTCTTAATCTTTAAATAATCCAACATCATGTAATCTTGTATTTCATATTTAAAATTATCCAGCTTTAATCCTGTTGATGTTACACTTCCTAAGTCTAGCCCTATATAAGAAATTGCTTCATTAACTGCTCTATTTGTACTACTTTTTATTTCTCTTGCTATTTCATTAAATATTGTCTCCACTATAGAATTTCCTCCTTATATAATCTAAATTAGATAAAGTTAAGTCCATTCTTCCAGTACTACTTAAATTATGTGCAACATCTATAACATATAATATATGTCCATTAACACTTACTTTATCTCCTGCTCTAATACTGTTTATATCTATCCCAGATACATGTGTTGTTTCTTCTCCTGTATTGAATAAAGTATTTGCTCTTTTCTTAGCCTCTGAACCACTTTTTATTTTTTCATCTTGTATTAATTTTTGTATAGTTCCATATTTATTTGTATCTTTTTTATATACACCAGTAACAGGAGTTTTCTTATTTTCCTCCTGTTTACCTAATATTTTAACTTGTGTAATCATTCCTTCTAGAGAACTTTTAAAATTTATATCCTCTGCTATAGTTTCCAATCGCCATACTGTTTTATTACTACCTAACTGTATTATATTTAACTTATCTAACATTCTAAGTTTATAAAGATTACCACCTTTTTGAGCTGTTTCCTTTAGATCCTTTATCATCATTCCCAATATAGATTCACTTCTATATACTGCCTTAGCTAATTTAATCCTTGTATTAACTAAACTTGCTGTAGGAATTCCCCAGTCTCTACAATATCTTTGAATTCTTTGTGTAGCTGTTCCTTCTCCAAATAAATATTCATCTTCACTTTCTTCTAAATAAACAGTTCTTTCCTTACAAGTCATTGTTATTCTTTTAGATTTTCTAGATTTATCTATATCCCATATAACACCCTTAAAGATTTGTTTATTCTTCTTAGTTTCAAAATCAATATCATACACTTCAATGTTATGGCCCTTAGCTATTCCTAGTTTCTTAAGTTCCTCTGTTTCTACTAAATTAATATTTGCAGTATATGCTATACCATCTATAGCTTCACTTAGCTGTATTCCTTCGATTAGGTTATCTAACTTATATTTATTTCTAAGTATTATAGTAGCCATTACATCACCAGCTTTTGTCCTGGTTTAATAATGTTTGGGTCTGGACCTATTATAGATTTATTTTTATTATATATTTCCTGCCACTTAGAACTATTCCCATACCACCACTTAGCTATCTTCCAGAGAGAGTCTCCTTGTTTAACTACATATATTCTAGAATTAGATTTTGTCGTTGGCCTATTATTTGTTAAAGCTACCGTTTTTACTGTGGATGTTGTTTTAGGTGGAGCTAATGTTTGTATCTTTAATTCCCTATAAGTTCTAAAGCTAATGGTAATATACTTATCTCCTGTTTCTCCTCCTCTTTCTTCTTCACTTATAGAGCTAATATTTACTAAATTATTAAAATTAAAATCTGTAATTATTAATCTAAGAGGCTCTTCCTGCTCCATCCACTTCTCTAATTTAGCTATAGATTCTTCAGATTTAGGAATGTTTCTATATCTACAATAAGTATCATATTCTTTAGGTAGTAACGTTAGAAAACTTAACTCTTTTATTTTTTTACCCTTGTCACTTAGATCCACTTCTCCATAATCTACTATATCCGCAATATCGTATTTCTTGCTACGATTCACTAATATATTATCTAGTGGATTAACAGGAAATTGGAATGTTGTTTTTTCTTTTTCATTTCTTAAATATACATCCAATGAAAATCACCTCAAATAAAAAAGAGACACTTAAACAATTTAAGCATCTCTTTAGCTATACTATTTTTTTATTTTAATGCATCTGCAGCCTTTTTATACTTTTCATCCATAATATTAGTATTTTCTAATATATATTTTCCATCTTCTTTTTTATATGTTACAACAACACTCTTCATTTCATTATCTACATACATAACATAAGCAATTCTTACGAATTTTTTCTGAATAAAATAATCTTCTAAATTAGTTTGTATATTTGCAGCTTTCTTAGTATAAGACTCTAATTCTTCCATTGCTGTTCCTTTAGCAACATTTATACTTATATTTAAATTTATAAATCCTACTTCTGTATCCTCTATAGTAGATATTGCTTTAACCTTTTCTATAGAATTTATTTTATCATATAATTCCCCTTTAGTTATTTCTGTTGTTTTTTTATTATTTTCTTCTTTTTTATTCTCGACTTTTGTTTCCTTAGTAGTCTCTTTATTATCTTTAGATGTTTCATTTCCACAACCTATTAATAAAAACATAAATATAAATAGCAACAAAATTGAAATTTTAGTTAATCTTCTCTTCAAAACAACCCCTCCTTTTCTGTCATATTATAACATATTTAGAGGGGGTATGCATATCACTTCTTTATATTCTTAAGTGCTTCTTTTAATTTATATCCAAATTCTTTCATTGCTTCTTGTACCATCCCATCTATGTCAGCATCATTATCAAAATTATTCTCTACATCTACATCTATGTTTACATTTGATCCACCAACTCCGGCTAACTGAGGCTGTGCCACTGCAAAATATGGTTTTGGTTTTTCTTCTGTTATTTGATTATTTTCTTCATTTAATCCAGATTGTAAAAATTTTTTAGACTCCCTATTATTTAGTACTCTTTCTCCACCTTTAAATAATCTTGTTTGCCTACCAACTAATATCTCAAAACCTCTTTCTGCAACTTCATGAAATCCAGATGTAGCATTATTTGTTCCTGTTGCAAGAGCTTTCCCAGCCCCTGCTATAGAACCTGGTCCATTATAAGTATCCATACCATTTTTATCGTCGCCTTTAAAGAAATCATTTACCCAAGTTGTTATTTTTATTACTTTTTCTTTTATAGTTAAAGCATTAAATTCATGTATTTTAGCAATCATTGCATCAAAATTATCCCGTACTCTCCCAGTTTCCCAATCTACTTCAGTAACATGTTCTCCTGCCTGTTGTTGGGCATGTGATACTACCTCTGTATGCATTTCTTGTGCTTTTGTAACAGCGTCTTCTTTTTGTCTACTAGCTGCATCTAACATTTGATTCGCTTGATCAGAAGTTATTATTCCTAAATCATCTCTTTGATGTATAATTTCCGCTACAATTCTATTATACTGTTCTTCTGCAGCTTGTATTGAACCGTCTCTAGCTTTAGCACTATTTTCTACAACTTTTGCCGCTTGTTGTGCTGTTAAATTTCCACTATCAAAGTTTAGCTTTTCCAAAATGACCCTTTGTTCTTCCGCTGACTTTGATATATTTTGCACTGCTGTTTGAGTCATATTGTTCCTAATTGTGTTAATTTCATTTAAATCTTGTGTTGTAAGCTTTTTATGATTTTGAGATGCCTGATTCACTATTTCGTCTATTCTTTGCTGGCCTTGTTGAACTATATTTTTTTCTGCTTCTTGTTTTTCCCTTATTTTTTGTAATATTTGTTGATTTTCCTCTGCTTTAAGCCCACTTTTTTTACTCATAAAAGTTTGCATAGTTTGGTAGCTTTCATTATATCTCTTATCAATAGCACCTTTTAGTTGGTCTGACATTTGATTAAAATCACTTATAACACTTTGAGAGATTTCTTTAGTTATTTTTTTATTATTTATTTTAATATCCATAAGACTTTGTCCCACATGCTTATCTAATTTCATATATGAATTCATTGCTTCAGCAGTGGATTTGGATACTTCTTCTCCGAACTCTTTAACTGCAGGAATTGAATCCTTTTTAAAATGTCTATATAATTTAATTCCTGCATATGTTGCTCCACCTATTGCCCATGTCCAAGGGTTTAAGAGTAATGCTCCTCCTTTAGCTGCTAATCCTAGACCACCAACTCCTTTGGCTGCTAATCCTGTTCCTGTCGCCAATGCTTCTGTAGCTTCTGCTGCAACTGCAGCTTTTTTAGTAATACCAAAGAAAGCAGATAATTTTGGGCTAAGCCCAATTAAAAAAGTTAATGCTTTTGTAGTCCCTTTTATATATTTAGTTAAAGGATTAAATGCTACAGTTCCTATTGCTACTGCTGCAAACATTTTTTTAGTACCTGTTCCAAGACTGTTAAACTTTTTAACTAAATTTGATATAGTGTCTACAACTTTAACTATCCCCTGTGTTATATCTGGGATTTTAGCTGTAAACCAACTTACAAATTCTTTTGCATAAGGTGCTAACTTCTCTCCTAGTTCTATGTTCATGCCCTCAACTGCACTTTTTAGTATAGTAAATTGGCCTTGTAGAGTATCTAAACGAGTTTCTGCCATCTTTCTTGCTGCGCCATCTGAACCTTCTAATTCCTTAGTCAAAGATTGTAATTTTTCAGGTCCCTGCTCAACCAAGGCCATCATTCCACTCATAGCCTCTGTCCCAAATATTGTACTTATAGCTTGAGCTTTCTGTTGTTTGGTTAAGCCATTCATTGATGTTTTCAGATTTCCTATGACTTGGCTTAAGGGCAACATTTTTCCATTACTATCGAATGCTTTGAATCCCAATTTTTCAATGGCTTCTGCTGCTTTTTCAGATGGATTTGCTAATCTAGCAAATGAAGCTCTTAAAACAGTCCCGGCCTGACTTCCTTTTATATTTGCATCTGCGAGCATACCTATTGCAGCAGATGTTTCTTCAAAACTAATCCCTAAAGATTTACTAACCGGTGCTACATATTTCATGGACTCTCCAATTCCGGATATATCTGAGTTGGTCCTGGATGCAGTAAGTGCTAATACGTCTGCAACATGTGCACTTTGTTTAGCTTCCATTCCAAACGCTCTTATTGTTCCTGCTGCTATATCTGTTGCTTCTGCTAATTGTATATCCCCGGCAGAAGCCATGTCTAGCAATCCTGGTAATGCTGCTATGGTTTCCTGTACTTTAAAGCCTGCTTGGCTTAGTAACATTTCTGCATCTGTTACATCTTTAGCCGACCAAGCAGTTTCCGCTCCTAATCTTCTAGCTTCTTTCCCCAGCACTTGCATTTCTTGTGCAGTAGCTCCACTTATAGCTTTAACATTAGCAAGCCCCTGTTCAAAATTACTAAAGTCTCTTACTGCAGCAGCTATTCCTAGTCCACCTATCATTACTGCTCCAGCAGTTGCTATAGCTGCTAATTTAGAACATGCTGCCTTTGAAAATTTAGATAACTTCCCTTCCATCTTCTCAAGGGGTTTACTTAACTTATCTTTTAATCTAACAGAAGGACTAGCTTTTATTTTATCTAAAGCTTTAGTCCTTTTTTCTGTTTGTTTTGCGAATCTCTCAGTTGCTGTTAGCTTCTTTTTGGCTTCACTATCTCCTTCAACCCCAATTTTTATATCTAATCTATAAATTTCTTTTTTAGCCAATTATCTAGCCCCCTTTCGGGCTTGTTCAGCTATTTTCTTTTCCTCTTCTATCTCATAATCAGTAAAGGCGAGAATTAATCTTCTCGCCATATCATTAATTTGAACATTATAAAAGTCGTGAGGACAAATATTATGCTTTGAATACATATTGTATAAAGCTGTTATTTTTCCACCACGACTTATTAGTTTTTTATATCTTCAATTTCTTCTAATTCATTATCAAATCCGCTTAATTCTAAAACCTTATCTCCCATTGCAGAAGTTTCTCCTGCTAGGAATTTCTTTCTTATAACCTGTTTACCATCACTTGCTTTTAATGCATCTAATAATTTAGAATTATTCCAATTTGGGCTTACTGTTGCCGCTTCTATAAGTGCTGCATTAAATTCCTCATCGTCTAATTCTTTTATTCTTTTTCCTCTTTCTTTTCTAGTATAAGTACATTGTCTTTTTATTTTATTTATTTCTTTTTCACTTAAACCTTTTAAAGTTACTGGAACACCTAATCGTTCTATAAAATAAGTAGCTTCTGGAACTTCATCAGGCTCCATAAGTCTGTTTATTATATCTTCCTCTGTCATATTTAATATTTCTTCATCTTTTATTTTTTCACTCATTAATAATTCCTCCTAAAATTTATTTATTCTACAACTATTGGATCTAAGAGCTCATAACCTTCAAATGTGAAAGGAGTTTCCTCCTCCACTAATTCATTAGCTTTTAAATTTATAAGATTTAATTTATCTGCCATGCAATTCATTAATCGAATTCGTTCATGTCCATAAGCTTCTGGGTCTTCTAAAGATGAAATAACTTCAAATCTTTTAAACCCTCTTTGAATCATAGCTGAACTTACTTTAAATCCACTCATTGAACCTGTACCTTTTTTACTTCCTTGTTTATATCTTGTCCAATCATCTCCAACTAAGTTAAGTTCTTTTTTATCTAACTCAACCTCAGCTGTTGTTTCTGTAAGATTTGTTTGCCATATACCATCTATAAGTATTTTCCCTTTAGACCCGTGTATGGTTCTACTTGCATCTAATGCCATAAGTTATTCCTCCTATCTTAAATATCCTGTTCCATAGATACGTTTCATTACATTTACATACTTAGCATCCCATTTCCAGAATACTTCATCATTTTTCGCCTTAGCTTGTAATTCCTCATCTATCTCGACTGTAAAGTCTTCTATTACACCTTCTTTTTCTAAAACCTCAAAGTATTGTTTAAGAGCACATATCAGTGCTAATCGACCTGTCCCCTCATTAGGTACTTTACCTATAAACTCTTTCCTTTTTAGTGCAGTATCTCCATCAACTGCATTCATGAACTTTATACTCCTGATATATCCCCAAGTTTCATTTTGTTCTTCACTATATTTTTTTAGGGTATTAACATCATCTACAACTATAACTTCATCATCTTCTTTTACCATGACTAAAGTTCCAGCTTCTAAACAGTTCTCTACTTCCTCCTTACTTAAACGAGGCTCTACATCTTCAAATATAGTCTTTTCATTACAGATACTCTCTTTTAACCTTTTACCTGTTGCTAATCCAGCTATATAGCATGCAGTTTCAGGGGGTGTATACTTTACACCTTCATAGTAACCGCTAATGCCTACATTAACTATTCCCTCAAAGTTAAATTCTTTACTCTTTGTGTTAGCTTGTTGAATAGTATCTGTATCCTTAATTCCTAAGTAAGCAATTATATTGTTGCCTTTTGAGCTGTTTCTTTTAACCCATGCTTTTACAGTGTTTTGTAATGATTCATCAGTTACACCATCTAAACAAAACCCATCAGCTTTATAACCTTCAAGTATTTCCATAGCTTTAATATAATGCTCATTAGTTATAGATGTTGTACCATCATTGCCTCCTTTAAGAGTTTCGTTAGCTATATTTTGTAATTTCCCATTACCTTCATCTATTTTAATTACCTTAATCCACGTATTTTCTACATTTTCATTTATAGATTTAGCTATTTCTTCTATAGTTCCACCAAGTTCAGAGAATGCATATAGCTGTTTAGCTGCTTCATATAAAATTAAATCTTTCTTAGTATCATCTACTATATTTGTTCTAATTGTTATATTAAAATCTCTAGTTGTAGGATATAAGGTTTCTATTTTTAGAATATCTGTATCTTCTGTATCCTTAAGCATTACGCTTGATATCTTTTCTGCACCATCTGTAAGCCTATATAGTAACAACTCTTTAGGTTGTCCTAATAGCGATAATCTGCCTAATCTATACGCTGTATTGTCCTTACCAAACTTATTTATTAAGTCTTTTTCATCTTTTACACTTATTACTTTATTTACTGGTCCCCAATTCGCTTTAACTGGCATAGCTAAAATGCCATGTATTCCTGTTCCTATTCTTTTTTCTGCTAATGCTTTAAATCGGTTGTAAAAACCTGGTATAGTAGGTCTATTATTTTCATTCCATACTCCTGTTGCCAACTAATTCACCTTCCTTTCTAAGAAATTTTTAATTCTTCCCTTAAATTCTTTTTTAGTCATTTCTTCTTTACCACAATCAAATAGAGCACCAACTGCTACCTCTTTTCTATAGCCAGTTAGTGCTTCACAATTTTCTATTAAGTCCTTGATAGGATATGTTTCTTCTATTTCATTTTGAATTACATTAGTCTCTTCATCCATATTAATCCTCCTATTCTAAACTTCCTCTACCATAAATCTTATCTATAGTAGGAGTATTATCTTCTATCATTTTTCTTCTACTTAATTCTATTGTTAATTGCCCTACTCCTAACATATCTGCATCTCTATCTTCCTGTATACTTTCTATAGTCAAATATCTTCTATCTTTCAAATCTAAAAGTATTTTTAAATCAGTTATAAGCTTATCTTCTATAGTGTCTAATACCTTTTCTATATTACCTTTATCTCTATCAACTACATGGCATATAAAAGTTTTATTCTCTTTAATCAAGGCTCCATTAATACGTTCTTTACTTGCATTAGCCACTCTCCATAATATAGAAGGTACCTTAAAGTTTTGTTTCCAGTTATTCAGATATACTGCATGATCTGTGATGCTTTTAGTATAACTTTCTAAAGCCTCTAGCCAAGTATCTGTATTAACTTCATTTTCTTCATGTAGGGCTATAACGCTAAATTGTAGTCCTCTTGCTATAGCATTCCACTCTTCATCTGCAACATCTTGTCCTATAGCACCTTCAAACATACAAGTAAAAGCTTCATTTGTATTCTTATCCTCTATAGTTTGTAAATCTAATGTAGTTATAACTTTTTCCATTAGATTATCTAACTTTTGAAATGTAGTTCTTTTTTCATACAACCATATTTCTATGATTCTTTTAAATGAAGTTGGATTATTCTGTTCATCATCACTACCTTGCAGAATTACTGCATAAGGCTTTACTGTATCTTTAGATGGAACTGTAGGCTCATAACAATCTTTAAGTTCTGGAATACTATCTATTAACTTTTGTCTTATTCCTGCTCTCAATTCTAATCATCACTCCAATATCTAAGCACTGCTGACTTAATAATTTCTCTACTACCTTCTAAAGTGTTTTCTATTGTCTTAAATCCTTTCGTACCAGGATGATTTACTTTTTTAACTGGATGTGCTGCCCCTTTCCAATATAAGGTCTCTCCATTCTTGGGAGCTATAACGTGAGGTTTACTTCCTTCTTCTAATATCTCTCCATATTCAACACCATGAGCCAAATATATAGAATAGTTATTTCCTCCCCCTTCACATCCACCTTTTAAACCTTGTCTAGCATTAGAAGTTCTATCTGTCCACTTAGCATCATTTTTGGCTTGATTCTCTAATTTCCTAGCCATTGCATTACACAATATATTCATACCCACTTTTTTTCTTGTGATATATTCAATAGCTTTAAAATTCATATTAATCTACCCTCTCAAGATCACACATGTACCCACATATAGTATTTTCTATTTGTATAGGATAAGTTGCAGTAACTTTCATATGGCCTTCTAAACATTTAAACTCAATAGCTTCTTTAGGATTAATTTCTATATCTGCATCTTTATTAGCAATCATTTTGTATTTATCAGTACTGTAAGATGTTCCCTGTGTTTTGCTATCTATAACTATCTTATTTGAACTATCCTCAAGATATATAAGAACCTTAAGAGCTTTTATAGTTTCAACTTCTTCAAATGCTCCATCAACAATAAGTTTTTCAGTGTGTTTAAATTCTATTGCCGTAGGATTCAATTCTATTCCTTTATCAATTGTATCTATAATCTTTTTAGCTTTTAAAGTAGACATCTAACATCCATCTGCCCTTCTCATAGATGTTTTGTATCCTGTAGCTTTACTTGGATTTAAATTAGCCTGTTCTTGTAAATAATCAGCCTGATACATAGCGGCCAAGTTGTTCCAATAATCTGGATCAGCATTTTCCACTTCTATAGGTCCTACTTTTATTTTCTTATCAGTATTAGCTTTCATTAAACAACCACGCCAACTAGATTTAAGAACATTATTGTCATTAACTGCAAGTAAATTATTTAATTCTTCATCAGTAAATACAGGATATTGACTTTCATTTAAATTAATCTTCAATATTTCTAAAGGTGTAAGTTCCATTCTTATTCACCTTCTTCTATTTCAGCATATTTTCTTAGCTCCTCTAAATCACATTCCTTAACTTCAAATTCTTCATCAATTTTAATATGTTTACCTCCATATTTTATATATTGCTTAGCCTTAGCTTTAAAAGTTTTTTCTTCCACTTTTTCATCTTCCATAATATCTATATTTTCTTCTTTAGACTTTGCCATAATAAAAATCTCCTTTCTTATATAAAACTAAAGAGCAGTCATATTGACTACTCTAATTAATATACTGTTGCAAAGAATACTTCATCTGCCCTGTCAAATGAAACAATAGGCATAACTGATACTTTTGTATCTACAGTAACTGGGTCCTCTTTTACCATTGTTGTTACTGCAATACCTGTGTCCACCATATAAGTATCTAATTTAGATGAACCTGATTGCTTGTCAAATTCTTCTGGAGTTGTACCATAAACAGTATTGCCCAAAGTTGTTCCACTCATAAGTGTTATTTTACCATCCACATAATATGGAACTGGATCAGCACCTTCTGATGGAATATAAGTAGCATCTTCTAAGAATACAACTGTTAATTGCAGTACCTCTTTTACAAATTGAATGTAATTTGCTTGACTTAAAATTAATGAAGTATTTAAATTACTGTTCTTAATATGGTTAGTAATAGCTTTATTAACTAAAAATGTACTATCAAAAGTGTTTTCAGTTAACAGTAATGTTTTAGGCTTTGCATATTGGTCATTTGTAATAGCCTTTTGCCAAGCTTTAATATCTCCTATAATATCAGTATCAGGATTTGTCCACTTATCTGTTCCAGTTAATACTTCCCTATGATTATCTGGAACCCCATATTCTACTACAATATCACCATCTTTTGAAGTAAAATTTAATAACCCATTTTGAATTACTGATGATCTCATTTTCTTTGAAATTATATTTGCTCCATCTATTAAATTGGAATAATTCTCAAATACTTGTCCTAATAGTGCATTTACAAAATTTTCATTATTTGCTCCTATTGCATTTTGCAAATCTCTTCTTGTTGTTTCATCAATCCCCATGCCTTCCTTAAAGAAAGGTATTTCTGTTGATTTAACGGTTAAATCAGCACTTAATGCTCTCATTTTTGTATTTGCATCAAAAGTGCTCATCCTTAAAGCTATTGGTTTTTTCTTAGCACCTTTAGCCATTTCTAACTTTGTTCCACTAACTTTTTTATCTGGGAATAGAGCCTTATCTATTGTTTGTTCTGCTGGTAACTCTTTAATATAAAGAGCTATGTTTTTTGAATTAATATAATCTCTTAAATTTGGCATATATATTTCCTCCTTATTCTCCAAAAATTATTTGTTTTAATGCTACCATTTCAACTTTTTTAATAGCTTCATCTGAATTAAACTTAACTGCATCTTCATATAAAGCACCATGGACAAATACTGGCACTACTTCTGTTGCATCATCTCTATCTGCTGTTGGTGACATTGAGCCTTTGAAAGATATATCTTGATATACGACACCAAATACATCTGTTTCATTTGAAGTTGAAGTTACTTTCTTACCATCTTTAGTAATTAAAGTGCCTGCTAAAAGTACCTCATTTTCATCTAAAAGTGTTTTCACATCACCTTTTCTTACCTTAATAGGCAATGAAATAAAATGATCTCCAGCTATTAATCTTAATTTATTTTGTTTAGCACCTATTGTATAGCTTGATTGTCTCAAAATACATTCCTCCTTTATTTTTATTTAGCAAAGTCTGTTAAACTTTTTGCTTTCATATTTTCTGCTCTTTGCTTTCCTAATTCTGAAGCAAAGTTAGTTTTATTTGGCTGTGTATCATTATTACCACCAGTAACAAATGATCCTGTGCCTTTTATTTCTTTATCAAATAAATATTCATGACTTGTTTTAAGTGGCTCTATTTGTTCTTTAAGACCTATGACATTATCTCCATCTACCTTAAGCTTATCTTTGTCTATAAGTGCCATAATTAACTTTTTATCCTTAATACTAAAAGCTCCTAAACTTTTTTCTAAGGCATTATTAAAAGCTATATCTGATAATTGTTTCTCATAAGTTTCTTTTTGTGTTTTATTATCTAATTCTAATTGCTCAACTTTTTCTTTCAATCCATCAACATCTTTATATTCTTCTTTTAAATTATTTATTTGTTTATCTCTTTCACCAACTTGTTTTTTATATTCCTTTGCCTGTTCATTTACCTGATCAAATCTAGTTTTTGAAATGAATGAACCACTTGAAACATCTTCAAAATCTTTTTTATCTAATTCTTTTCTTTTATCTTCTGAAAGAGTATTGTAAGCTTCTTCTCCTATTATGTTTTTAATATGTGCCATGTTTTTAATCCTCCCTAATCTCTAATTGCAGTTTTTAACGTGCTACTGAACCACGTTAGAGCTTTTTAGAGCATTCTTTTACGTCTAACTCTTAAAAAAGACGAAAATAAAAAAGCCTTATCTCTAAGACTTTTTATTTTTATAAGTTTGCATAAAGATTCTTATTAAACTTATTCATGCTTAAAAACCAAAAAATTAATGTAGAAATTGAAGAAATTAGAATTGTAACCCATGTTAAACTTAAATTGAAAATGCACTTTACAACTATAACTATAGTAAACATTTCGATACAAACAATTGTATATATTTCCTTAGCATTATTTATTCTTATTTTTTCTACAAAAACTAATGCCCAAAGCATATAAAATAATATACCTTTTGTAATAACTACAGGTACAAATGTAAATAATATATTGGGGATATTTAATTTAAAAATTTCTAAATTTGGATACTTAATAAAAACTATCATAGATACTAATATATAAATAATAGAAAGAATTAAACTATTTAAGTCCCAACATAGTTTTAAAAGCTTGCTCATATTTTGATTAACTTCCTATAAATTCTTATAGGATAATTTTATATTTTATTGTATAAAATCACAATATTTTTTATGTCTTATACTGTTCAACTAATTTACTTTCCATCATTTTTACTTTAGATTATTAATGAAAAATAAAAGCACCTACTATTTTGACTTAGTAAGTGCTCTTATTTTTCTATTTTATATGGTTCTGACATAAATTCTTTATACTCGTCTTTTGCCCATTGTGGCGCATCCTCTTTAATTTGTAAGCCTTCATCTGTATAAAATCCATAACCTTCTTTCAGGAATCTTGGCTCAAGTTGATCCATCTTTATCACCCTTTCATTTTTATATATTCTTTTAATTTCTTTTCTACCTTTTCTCCAAATACTTTAGCAAATTTCCTTGGATTTTCTCCCCCAAAGTATTCTGCAAATGTTTCTGCAAAAGCTTCTTCTGGCTTAGTTCCCCCATATCTGCTTACAAGTTCAGCTATATTTTTAAAACTAATATCTTCATTATATTTTTTATTATAATCTGAAATAGTATTTTCTATAAATTCTTTGCACCAATTATTGCTAGATATACCGCTGTCCTTATCAAGCCATTTCATAGAATCAGCAATATGATGACCGTACTCATGTACAAATGTTTTATGTGGCTTAGCATTAGCTACTGTCCACTTACTTTTAATACATTGTTCTATATAACTATTATTATACCCTTTATCAGTAAAATATGCACCATTTAAAGCTAGTTCTATTGCTTGAGGTTTGTTGATGTAATATTGGTAATAGCCTACTGCATTCATCCTTGCTTTGATTTTTATTATTGGTAATTCAACTGGATCTATCTCCTTAAATCCTTCAAAATAACTATGAAACTTATCTAGCCAATTGACTGAATCTTGTAATATATCTTTATTTATAGGATATTTAGTACTGTCCGAAAACTTTATTTTATAATTATCTATTAGATGTTTCTTTATCTCTCTTTTATTCTTAAATTCAGTATAGTTTCCTTTAAAATCTTTCCATTGTATTTCTTTAGACTTTTTCTTAGGATATTCTATTATATTTAATTTCTTATTATCTTCATACCATTTATCTAACTTAGAATTAGATTTTCTTTTATTCCATGCTTTAAGCCCTTTAATAGCCTTATTTATATCTTCATTTTCCTCAGTAAAGTAACATAAGCAATTAGGATGTTGTAATGGAACTTCATTAGGCTTAAATACCCTTCCATCATAATCATCACAAATATCTGTTTTACCATGCATCCTAAAACTATGGCTAGCACTTAAATTCCACTTAATCCCTTTATTAAATGGATTATTCTTAGCATTTTCTATTGTTGTTTCAGCAAATGAATGAGTAATTGATGTTCTAGCTAATCTTTGAGCTTGATAAGACATACTTTTATTCATACCAACTTCTAAAGTTTTAGCTTCTATTCTTTTAGCTGGATTTATATATCTTTCTAATTGCTGAGCTAATTTTCTAGCATTAGCACCTTTAGCTACATTAACTTTTATTAAAGTATCTATATCCTTAGCATTACTTTTAGTTACATTCCAAATTCTTTTATCTAATGTTTTACCATCTTCATAATACTTTCCTTGTATAAGTTTTTTTACTGTACTAGCTGACGTATTTATAACTGATTTATTAAACATAGATCTTAATTTAACATCATCAGTTATACTATCATAATAAGCTAAACTTGTTGTGCTAGCTATTTGTGAACTAGATTTAATGTTACTTTTAATAACATTATTTAATTTGTTATTTAATTCATTTATGTAAGCCTGAACTATTTCTTCCATTCCACTTAAATGTTGTTTGCTTGAACTAGTTTTACATGAAGAAATTTCACTTGATAATTCTTTAGCTAATTCTTGATATATTCTTAATAATTCTCTTTCCTGCTTCTTATTAAGCTTTAAAAATTCTTTTCTGGCATCTAATATCCTCTGTTGGTATAAATTCATTATTCATCACCAACAATTCCTTTATTATTAAACTTATCATCTAAATTGTCTAATTCATTATCTAAAGCCTTATTGTATTGATCTGATTCTGCATTAATCATCATTGCTTTTTCATTTAATATTTCTTCAAAAGCTTTTTCAACATCTTCTTCATCACTGTATTCTTTAATATAAGATTTCCTACTTCTAACATCTGCTTCTACTTCTTTCATAGCTAAAGTTTTCTTTTCATCTTCATCATTAGGAATAGGATAGTTTTGTTTTATAATCTTAGTATATTTCATTTGTACCCAAGCTTTATTGAATATCCCTGGATAGCACACTGAACCTACTTCAATAATGAAATTCATTAAAGATAATAAAGGCTTTTCCCAGTCATTAAATTTCTCTTCACATCTAGCAATTAAGTCATTATAAAGATATACCATAGCTTTGGCACTAGGTATATTATTTAAATCACTTATCTTAGGCATATCTAACGTTTCTTTCATATCACTATCTGCTCTATCAAGATAAGAATCCAGTGCTGAACTACTACCTATATTGTATTCTTGTCTCTGAATAGTAGCTTGCTTCCCTTCTGCTAACGCTTCATCTCTAGTTTTTATTGCATGTACTGCATTAGGAGCTATAGTTAATCTATTTACATCATCTTCATTACCATCAATTATACTTTCAGAACCAAACATCTGGAATCTTAAAGCATCTGCAAAATCGCTATTTCTTTTATTATATTGATTCTGTGCATCTCTTAAGTCTGTAATATCACTTTCACCAAACGTATTGTTTAATTCACCGCCATTACGGATTAACCAACATGGAATAGTAGAAAATCCTGTGTCTTGGTCTATAATTAATTCTTTTTGTAAATCTGTATTCTTATAAGTTTCTTTCCTATACCAAGCTTGGAGTGCTTTAGTATCTTCATCTACTTTGTAATAGTAAGTATGTAAATAATACAACTTATCCTTATCTTCTTTGTATACATTCATTTCATCTTCTTCAAAGAAAATAGCTTTCAGTAACTTGCCATTCTTCTCTTTATAATAAAAGTTCTCTATACTCTCATACTTAATTACAATTGGCTCTCCTGGATTAGCTTCAGCTCTAAGCAGTACCCTTTTCTTTATAGTAGCTTCTAAGAATGCTTTCCTAGTATTGTTCCAGAAATTATTGTTTTCAAATACATCTTCTATAAACTTTCTTAACTCTTCACACTGTTCTTTATCTTTTAAATCATCAGCTTTGAATATTAATGTTGGTTTCTTACCAAACATCCATCTAGCCTGTTTCTTTAAAAGCGGCTTGACCTTATTTCTAATATCCTGTGTAGGTTTGTAATCAACATTATCATCTACTGGCCAGTTTTGACCGTATAGTGCTAGATTTTGTTTAGCTTTTTCTAAATCTATAGACTTACCTTTGTAATAATAATAATCTGTGAAAACTCTTCTTCTTTCAGCTATTTCATTATCCGGCAACTTTAATAGTGTATCTCTTATTGTCTTTGCTTGTTTTTCCACTAAAATACTGTACCTCCTTTCCTTCCGTATGGATCAGTAGTTGTATTTCTTGCAACAACTCCTTTTCCTTTTTCATATACTGAATTATCATATTTTTTCTCTTTAATATCAGCAACTTCATATCCATCTAATGCATACCATATTGCACTAAATGTATGCGGATCTATGCTAAATTCATCTTCTATAATTTCTCCATCTTTATCAACTGCATAAGTTAAATCTTCTAATTCATCTATAACATCAAGGCAATCTTCAGAACAAATTATTTTCTTAAATCTCTTAACTTTTTTAGTATTTTGAAGTCTACTTCCAGGAAACTTTTTAGCACCTCTCATATTAAATCCTTCTTGTCTATAATATTTAATAGTCTTAGGCTCTGCACTATCTGCTTTAATAAGTTCCTGTGTCTTTTTAAATTCAGCTATTTCTATTGCTGTTTTATCATCTGTCATTTGGTTCTTGTAATATTGCCAGTAAATATATAGAATCTTATTCTTATCATCTATAGCTAATCTAACTATGGCATTGTATGAAGTTTCAAATCCAAAGTCCATACCAACTCTATAAATAGGATTTTTAATACTTTGAATTGCTTGAAGTACTTCATAATGAGGTTTCTTTTCAAACTGTGGTAATACTTTTCTACCATTAACCCCAAATCTACCTCTTCTAGCTATCCTCCATAAATCAATATCATAGGTTTTTAACTCATCTAATTGTTCTATATAGGTTTTAGGCAAAAATAAATTATCATCAGCTAGAGAATGATGATAATAAGTGTTGTTATTAATTATTATTCTATTTTTATAGAGTTCCTTATCATCTAAGATAAAAATCTTCTTTTTAGTATCCATAAAAAAGTGCTTGTAACACCAATTATTCTTTGATACTGGGTTAGTAGAAAGTATCATGTGTAGTTCTAGTGTTGGATGTCTTAACCTTCCTAAAAGTTCTTTAAATCCAGCATATTTTACTTCTGAACATTCTTCTATCCATATTATAGATACATTGTTTATAGATTTTAATTTAGCTGGCTTATCCATACCTTTAAATATAATCTTACTACCGTTAGGGAATCTTATTTGCATAGGAGAAGTAATACATTTAATCCTATTATCAAGTTCCATCTCTGTAATAATCTCTTCAAACAAAGAAAAGCATGAATCTCTAATAGTATCATATACTTCTCTTACTACTAAAGCTGTCCTTTTCTCTTCTAATAGTTTAAGTATTAATTTTAAAGCTACATGATAACTTTTAGATGATCCATAGCCACCTACTAAAAAATAAAACTTACAAATCCAATCGAATATAAAGTCTTCAAAGTGTGGATTAACTTCTTTCTCTATAGGCATTAATCCTCACCCTTCCGCTTGATTAGTATTTCTATTGGCTTATCCTTGTTATCATCTTTATTTATATCAGCTTTAAGTTTTTGTATTCTAAGTTTTTGTTCTTCCGTAGTCATATCCCAATTAGTATTTAGCATTTCATCATATTGTTTTATTAAACTTCTTAGTTCTCCCATTGCTCTACTCTGTGCATTTAAAAAAGTAGCCTGTCTATCCCAAGCAAATTGGAACTCATACTCTCTTTCTTCCGAGGAACTCTTATCTCCCCATGAATCTTTTGTCTTTTTCAATTCCTTTATCATTTCTTCTTTTTCTGTTACATACATAATTCTTTGAGATCTTACTATTGCTGCATACTGTAACATTATTTGATCCCATAATATATCTAAAGGTTTTTTAGTTTCTATTTCTTCCATTATTCCTAAAGTTTCTTCCGGTAAATACTTAGAGAAAAAACCATGTTTCTCCGCATTTTTATTCTTTGCTGGAGCTCCATGACCTGCTGCATTTTTATTATTTAAGGGTGCACCCTTTTTATTTTTGTGTGCACCCCTTTGTTTTTTCTCTTCTGACCAACCATATCTTTTTACCCAGGACTTAATTGTATTTAAACTAACTGAATACTTTTCAGCTAGGTCTTTATATTTGATACCTTTAAGATAATCTTTCTTAGCCTGTTCTTTAGTATCTGGTCCTCTTATACTTTCCATACCACCACCTCGTTGCTAGTTGCTTTGTTTGTTTTGTATATAAAAAAGAGCCCTGTTAAGAGCTCTTTTTTATTCATCTTCATATAATATAGTTACAACAATAAAATACATATGTGTAGCTTCATTTGCAACACACATAGAGTGTTTAATATCTATAACTTTTTTACTTTTTATAAAATCATTAATTTGGTTTTCGATATTATTTGTATCTCTAGCTTTAGTCATAAGACCTTTTAAAATTTTAACTTTCATAATTCAATATCTCCTTTCAATGTAAGTATTTCTACATTTTAGGAGTTTTCCCTCTATTTATATACTACTTTTTATAGCAACTATCCTTCTATCCAGTTCTTAAAATTCTTATATAAACTGAATGTTAGAATAGTTCCTATTATGTTATCTACTCTTCTGGTTATTATTAGTCCATCTATATACAATTCTAAACCTTGCCATAATGCCACAACACAAACACTAATACCTATTAGTATTAATAATTCAGTTATATACTTTTTCATTTATTCATTCCTTTATTGGTTTACTTTTGATTTTACTTTACATAATTATATTTAAGTAACTTAAGCTATTTTCCCCATGTTCTTTGCTTTATGCTTCCACCTCTACCCCTACAATAACTATCATGTTTCATAAGATCCATAACATTAGAAAAGGAGAGGTCCTCTTTCTTACATCTCCTACACTTTTTATTATTCTGTTTTCTATCTTTACTTAATTGTTTATGTATTCCTGGTTGTTGTGTTTCTATTATTTTCCCTACCTTCAAACCTCTCACCTCCTATGCAACATAAATATATCCTCCTCAATCTTAACCTCTAACCCTAAAGCTAACATATACTTTAAGAAGTTTTCTAATGTTGGAGAATAATCTACATTTTCCATTCTTGAAACCATCTGTTGAGTTAATCTACTTCTTTCCGCGACTTCTTCCTGAGTTATTCCAGTAGATTTTCTAAATTGAACTAATGATTTAATTAATTTATATTGAGTATCAACTTGCTTCATATAAAGTTCTAATCCTGGATATCTTTCAATAGATTTTTTAATCTCTTCTTCTGGATCTACCTTATGAAATGGCATTTTATCACCTACAATTTTATAAAATGTAAAAGACACCTGGAATTAGCCAAGTGCCCTTTAGTACATACACAATACATTATATATTTTTTTATTTTAGCAGTTACCTTGTACGATAAGTCCCTGCTTTACATATTTTTGCTTAATATCATATTATCATGTTTAAACCGAACATGGCGAACATGTTTAAATTTTATCTAAAAATCTATTACATAACATCCTTACACTATCCGCAGTATTGTTCCCGCCTATACTATTTGCTACCTCCTCCCATGTTAGTCCATTTATATATCTTAAACTTATAATCTGCCTTGTTAAACTGTCATCTATATCTTCTATAAATTCATTTGTTTTTTCAACCAAATCTATAAGCTCTTTTATTCTTTTATTTAATTTTCTTCGTAACCTTTTCGCTTTCCTGTTATATTCTTCGTAGTCTACACCAGTAATAGTGAAGCTCCTTTGCACATAAGGAAAATGAGAACTAGATCCTCTTACTTTGTCAGCTGCAACTGTATAATCTAAATCTGAAAGTTGCTTTTTAATTGATTCTATTTCACTCTTTATATATCTTAATTGCTTTAGTTTCTCCTTATTCATGCTTGTCCTCCTATTTATTCCTAGTATTTTCTTTATATAACACCATTGTGGTTATTAAACTTACTACTGCAGTTATAAACAATATTATCTCTAGTTTAGTCATACTGCCTTTACCCTCCTAATTTCCTTCCCTTTTAAGTTATATATAACACCATGATCCATATCTATCTTTGCTTTTATTCTTTTTCTGCCTCTCTTTAAAATGCATGGATAAGTTATTGTGTAATTTTCCTCAAATAGTTTTAACTCCCCATTAAAGTACTTGTCCAATCTATCCCTCCATGCTTCCATGATTATTCCTCCTTTATATACCATTCACCGTACAATATTTCTTCTGGTATCAATGTATCTCCATCAGTTAATATATATTCTCCATTAAATTCTTCTGGCTCATAGATTTCAATTATGTTTTTATATTGGACTTTTATAGTTTTACCTTTAGTAAAAGCTTTAACAGCTTCTATGAATTCTACTTTCTTATCTTTTTTTAGCACTTTGAATTTAAGTGCTAATGTTTGCTTTAAGGTCATCAGATTTAGTTTCCAAATATCCTCATCAAGCCATTCTAGTTCTCCATCTTTAACTCTATATTCACAATTACCACATTTAAAGATTGTTTCTTCTGGAAATTCCATTACTTCATGTATAGAATATTCTTTATCATAATCTATTTTATTTTCTATTTTCCATTCTATAATTTTATAAAAATCATGATTGTTATAATAATCTATTTCGTCATGGGCTAAACCATAACTATAAAAATCATTTACAAATCTATAACAAATTCCATTTTTATATTCTTCAAAATCATCAATAAAACATTGTGTTGGAATTATTCTTTCTCCATCTGCCCATTTTATATTATTTAAATTACATTCACTTAAAAAATTTATAGCTTTTTCTCTAGTATCACAACAAACTGCTATTTTACCTTTTTTAAATTCATTCCAATTAAATTTCATACAATTTTCCCCTTTAAATTTAATATTTTTAATTGCATTTTCCCAACATTCTATGCAACTTGTCATGCAGTTAGTGTAATATCCATCTAAACAATACTTAATTGCTCAAACCCTATAGGTTTATAATTCATAAGTATCAATTCATTTCTTACTGGACACTTTTCTCCATCAGTTCTATTTTTTATTTGGCTGGCCGTACTATATTCAACTATATGCCAATCTTTATATAATTCATCTATTAATGGACTGCTATAATAACAAACCATTGCTTTTCCTTTAATTTTATCTAATCTTTTCTTTAATCTTATATGGTCCTTTTCTTCAAATCCTCCAAAGTACATATCTTCATGCTTATGATAGGGTGGATCTAAGAAAAATAATGTTTCTTCTGTATCATAAAATTTTATTACTTCTTCAAAATCTCTATTTAAAATATTCCACTCTTTTATTAATTCAGCCATCTTAGGAATTAATTCTGTAGCTGTCATTAACTGCTTGGCCTTATTTTGAGTTTTAGACAGTCCTATTCCATTTCTATACTTATGCCCTCCACCACCAAAACAAACTCTCATGAGATAATAGAATCTTACTGCAGCTTGTAAATTATCTTCCGGCCATGTTTCCCATTTCCATTTTTCAAATAAGCTCTCACTATAGGGTAATGAACTACATTCCTTATATAGCCTTTCCGGATCCTCTTTAAGTACCATCATATAATTTATTAATCTATCATTAATATCATTTACTACTGTAAGTTTTGCTGGTTTTACTGTTTCTTTATAAAAAGGTATTGCTCCGGATCCAAAGAAACAATCCACAAATATCTTATGTTCTGGCATTAAATCCAGGTACTTTTCCTCTTTGCCATGCTTGCCACCTATCCACTTTATATTGCTTATATGTTTAAGCTTCATCTTATCACCTCAATTTAAATCATTTTATCTTCCTAAGATATTTTTTTGTATTCATATTTTACAGTTTCTTCTGATAGTTGCGCATAAATTTGAGTAGTTGCTGGACTCTCGTGGCCCATCAAATGTTGTATAATTGGCATTGGCATACCACTATTAATTTTGTATGTCGCAAAGGAATGTCTAAATAAATGTGGATGTATTGACTTTTCTATTCCTGCCATATTCGCTATCTTTTTAAATTCCCTTTGAATACTCCTTTTTCCTAATCTATGATAAGGTTTTTTGGATGTAACGAATAATGCTGGATCATCATCCTCTCTTGTCAGTAAATATTTCTTTAATAAAATTTTAGCTTTTGTATTAAAATAAACTTTTCTTTCTTTATTCCCCTTGCCTATTACAAACAAACTCATCTCATGCCAATTAATATTGTCTTTATTTACTTTAAAAACTTCATCCAATCTGCATCCTGTAGATATTAAGAACTCTGTCAATGCCTTTTGTCTGAACGTTTCGCAAGCTTGTCTTAATAATTCAGCCTCTTCCTCTGTTAATGGCTTCCTAACTCTTTTAGGCTCTTTAGTTTGCTTTAGTTTAGCAGCAGGATTTTTAGGTATATACTCTTCAGTTGCAAGCCAACCAAAGAAACTTTTTAAAATTGATATTTGTCCATTCATACTACTTGGTTTCATATTTTTACATCTCGCAGCTAAAAACATCCTTAGGTCCATTGTTTCTATGGCCGCTAAAGGTTTTCTTAAATAATCTGCAAATATTATTAAGTTATACCTATAATTTTTCAATGTTTCTAAACTTAAGCCATCTAATTTTTTTGATGCTAGGTATATTGTAAGTTTTTCTTCTATATCGCTACTTACAAGGCCTGTCTCCTCTGGCAATACGCGGTATTTATACAAAACTTCCTCTGCTATGCTTCTAACTTTCAATTGATCTATATCTGGGAATTCTAAAGATAACTTTCCTACTAGTTTAATTACAACTTCTTCTTTACTACTTGAACTATACATATAAATACCTCCTTGTATATTGCCATTAAGGCCAGTTTAATTTTTATTTATATCCTGGATCTAACCGTTGCAATGTGTCTTAATATTTAAAAATATATCTTTTTACTTTTCCCTAGTGGGAATCTTCTATAGTAACATTTACCTGTCTCTTCTTCATTTTTAATCTCTTTAATAAGCTGCTTAGTTTCCTCTAATTGATTTTCATTACAATCTTTTCTAAAATAATCCTTACTATTTGTTCTAAATTCAACTCTATATTTATTCATTTCATATATCTCCATTTCTTTGAAATGTGTACTATAAACTAACTAATATAGTCATTAATATAGCTATCAATAATGTAAACAATAGACCTACTATATCCTTAATCAGTTCTTTCATTTTACCTCCTAAATAATAGTTTTGGATTATGACTTACTTTATTTCTTAGTATTCAATAACTATAATTAAAGTTTCTTGTTCTACATATATCTCCTTTATTTCATATTCACCAAACACGCACCACATACTTAATGAATCTTGGAATATTGATGAATACTCATTATTTTCACTATTTTTCTCTTTTATAAAATAATTTTCTTTTCCATACCATTCTATATTTATCGTATCGGCATTAAGTATAGGTCTTAATTCTTTTAATTTCACATTCATCATTCCTTTACTTTCTATTTGAATTGTGACACATTAATAATTTTATTACTCATCCCAATCTTTTACTGTTGCATCACATTTTGCACAATATATAGATTCAAAATAATTTTAGATTCTACAGCTGCTTTTGTACTACGAATTATATTTTGTATATCCGCTCAAAATAATAGTTTTATCTTCTTGAATAGATTTTACATAAACAGGTGGATTTTCATTAATCTTTTGTCCTTCTTTTAAATCTATACCATTTAATTTATCTATAAATTCCTGATTATCTACTGGTACAATTCCTGAAATAATGGGATGTTCAAAATAATATTCTTTACTTTTGAAATTTAATCTTTTTAATTCTTCTTTGGCTTGTCTTGAATAACCATCTCTGATTTTAGCTTCATATTTAATTGCATCTATTATTTCTTTTTCTGCATAATCTTCTATTTCAATTTCAATTGGTCTGTTGTTTTTAGGATATAAAAGCCATATACTATAAAATTTATCACCATCGTATAAATTATAAGTTTCCCATAAATATGTGTATCCTTCTTTAATAATATAAGTATTTACTTTTGATTTTGGATTCTTTACACCTATTGCTAATGGCTCTCCAATTATTTCAGTTCCATTAAATTCTTTATGGTCGTTTGTACATACATTAACTGTATGTAACCTTGGTTCTTTTGGTAATTTTAATAACATAGAAATCCCTCCTAATAGTGCGTAATAATTTCAATTTGCCAACCTCGCCAATATGGTCTATTCCTTTGAATTGTGACTTATCTACTTGTTTCGAATTTAATTATAGTATTAAATTTTACTTTAAATTCTTTTTTACATTCTTCACAAAGCATATCAAACTCACCTTCCATATCCCCTGTGTCAATATAATTTTGAAAATCTTCATGTTTATAATTACAATGAGGACATTCAATACAAAAATCTGTACTCATACTTTCTAATAAAGATAAGTCTTTATCATATGATTTAATTTTTGCCTTTAGTAAATCTACTGATATATCTTCAGTAGTATCGTTATTAATATTTCGTACTCTCCAATAAAACTCACCAGTTCCTAAAGGTTCTTCTATTACATATTCTTCATTGTTAAATATAATGGGTTTGTTTTTTAAATCAGAATTAATTGACATAATAAATTCTCCTTTCACGATTAAGTCGTTTAAATTTCAAAGTCCTATATTTGAATTACATACTATTCCCAAAATGCACAAGTATCTATTTCCTCTATTTTATTTTCATTCAGTACTTCATCTGCTATATTATTTTCAAACTCTATGTTTAGTTCAATCTCTCCAGTATAATATTGTCTGTGTAGATAATACTTTTTTATAGCTCCTTTATCTTCTAATTCTTTGATTATTTCAGATAATTTTTTACTCATTTAATCCACTCTTTCCTTCACAATAATTTCATGTTATATCTTAATATTCACCTTCGGATGATTCCATCCAACACACTCCAACTACTCCATTAGTACCTATTCTTGTACATTTTCCATTTTTATTATGACAACAGCCTGTACATTGACTCCCCTTCATCAACCTCACCTCATAATTCAAATATATTCTTATATTTGAATTACCACCACATTGAGAATATACACTCTTTCCAAATATCCAATGTTTCATTTTTCATTGCAGATAAATCATCTACTCCTTGATAAGTGGCAATTTTTTTACAATTACATATCATTTTATCTATACACTCTCTTTGCGTTAATTCAACCCCTTTTATTTTGAATTTATAAAAATCTAAATTAATGCAATTAACCTTTTTAAACATCATAAGTCTTTCATATAGCCAATAAAAAAATGTAGTATCTAATGACCAAGTTTCTCTTTCATCAAATCCATATATTCTTCTTTCTTCTAACCATTTTGAATCTCTACCTGTATTTTCTGACCAACCATAAGGTGTATTTTTTAAATCTACAATTTCTTTTACATATTTATGAGCCATATTTTGTAATGCACCTCCATCTATTTCACATTAATTTCATATTGTGACTATTCGATTTTATTATTTTTCTCATATTCTCCTAAAAACTTATAGAAACACTCTCCACAATTGTCCATACCTGTTAAGCAACCACCATTAGGACAATTACTACCTATAAGGTTTGCAAATCTTATAAAATTATCTTTTCCCATAAATGCACACATTTGATATAAAAATTCTTCATCTTTCATATGTTCAAAAGGATTTTTCATTTTATTCCCCTTTCTATTAATTCATGTTCCGACATCAGTATTTACTTGCAACTATAAGTATCTCTACCCTTTTTAACTTCAATAATTTTAAATGTAATATTATCTTTTATTAAAATTCTTTTTCCAAACAATAATTTCAATATATCAACAAATTTTAATCTTATATTCATTTTATTTTCCTTTCTATTATTTCAAATTATGAAATTATATGTTTTCCCAATCTGTTTTTTCAAGTATTCCATAAAGCCTTTCCACTTGTGGGCTTCTCCATGCTGTCATGGCATATGGGCGAGGTTTTTTATAATGATGACTATTTAATTTAATATGTTCTTTACATTCTCTTAAAGTTAGAAACATTGTATCCTGTGCAATTTTTTTCTCAATTCTATAATTAACTAAGTTTATATTTTTTAAATATAGTTCAGATTCCATAAAATTAAAAGCATCTTCCATTGTGTTAAAAGGTTCAAATCCATCAATTAATATAGAATCATTTAAAAATTTAACTGTATATTCTAAAGATCCATCATTAACATATTCTATTAAAAAATCACAAACTGCTTCTAAAGTATCTCCAATTTCTTCACCATCATAAATAATTGTTTGCCCTGTAATATCGAAATTATCTTCAATTCCATATATTTTTACATCTTGGATAACAACCCAAAATCTAGGGTTCGCTTGACCAACAGTATCTTGAGTTAGCATTTCATGTTGTAATTCTTTTAAAAACTTTTTATCTTCTTTTTTCATATTAATACCTCCAAATTTCAAATTACGTATTTTTAAGTTCTACACGCTCCCATGTAAGAAAGCTTCTATATGCTTCAAGTTCTAATCTCAAATTTCTCATAGCTTCTATACATACACTATAGTTAGTTTCTGCTATATCTCTATTTAATCTTAATTTTGCGATTTCTTCTTTACCTTTAGCTAAATCATTTATTAGTGTTGCTGGTTGTTTTTCAAGTTGCCTTAATCTTAAAATTTCTTTTCTTAATGCTATTTTATAGTCATGCTCTGCTGCAGCTTTCTTTACTCCTAGAGTTTTTAATTCTGTATTTCCTCTAGTTAGTGCCTGTTGACATGTTTTTATCTTTTCCATTATTTCTATTGGTGTCATATTGCCCTCCTTTAACTACACTTCTTTTAATACCTTTAGTTCTATGTTTGGATATCTAAGCTTAAACTGTTTGTACGTTCTTTTCCATTGTTCAGATTCATAACCCTTAGTATCTTCAACACTGTATGTCATATCTTTATTTAAAACTAAGAAGTCTGCACTATAAGTTATTGCTCTATTCTCTCCGTTACCTTCCTGCAATATAAATTCTGGCTGCAATATAAATCCTGATATTTCTCCAGCATGAAATAATAATTTAAGTTGGCAATACCTTTTAGCTTCAAGTTGGCTCCTGAAGAATACTCCATCTATCCAGGTACCTTTATTTTTATATTTTTGTTTTTTCTTAGCCTTAGGTTTTTCTACTTTCTGCCCTCTATTTTTTAGGTAGTCCTGATACTGTTCCTCTGTCCACCTCAAATCTGTCCTCTCCTTTTTAAACCTTTATAATTTTTCTTATAGGTTCTATCCAGGTTCTCCATTGCGTGTAACATATAATCCTGTTCTTTTCTTCTTTCCTTAATTCTCTTTCTTTGCTGAAGCAATATATAAGTTTTATTAGCTATCTCCCTATTAGACATTTCAGCACCGCCCTTTTAATACAATTTACCGCCCATTAGCCTTCTTATAATATCTTCTGTTTTATATTCTTCCTTATATAATAAAAATTTTCTACACATCTTTTTAACTTGTCTTCTATTAAGTTCTAGTATCTTAATTAGTTCATTTTCTGTATAATAATCTTGGATTAATTTATTTTTTAATTTGGCTTGGAGTTCTTTCTTATACTCCAAGTCTATTTTTTTACACATATGTGGGGAGTTTTTCCCCTTATGATGTTCTACACATAAATATTTAAAGTTTAAAAAGAAATCTAGTCCTCCTTGGCTTTTAAAAACGATATGGTGTTTCTCTGGATATAGCCTACCGCACACCTCACAATGTTTATATTCTTCCAAATTTTCATCCCCTTTGTTTATAGGACAAGCAGTAAGTTTATTTATTACTGCCTGTCCATGTTTGCTAAGATATTATATTAATGTTTTGTGTTCCTTTTAATTCTTCTTGTAGGTATGCTTTTATACTTTGCATTGCTTGATTTCTCCAAGCTCCACCATCAGCTTGAAAAATAGCTGCTTTAGGTCCTTGTTGCATTCTAAATATAAATTTACTTAAAGGTTGTTCAATTTCTGGAAATGTTCTATATGGTGCTAATGCTACTGGATTAGGTACTACTGCTTGTCCTACACTTGCTACACCAGTTTTAATTGTTACTGCTTGAGATACACCATCATCACCTGTACTTTTTACTGCTTCATCTTTTATTAAACCTGTATATTTTAATAGAACCTCTTTATCTCCTACATCTACAAAACTAGATTGAAGCATGATGTTGAATTCTTCTGTTCCTATAAATCTGTCATAATAAATGTTGTTTGGTAAAATGGCCTCTGCTCTTATATACTCTTCACGTTCTCTATCTGGATTTAAAGGACTATATAGTCTTACATCATCATGTGATTTTACTTGTATTAATAATTCACTTTGTAATCTATCTGTATTTGTCTTTATATAATCTACTAATCCTGTAAGTGTTGATACTGTTAATGTGTCCGCTAATGGCCCTGTAACCCTATCTAATCCTTTTGTTGAAAAAGTTCCTTGATCTAGTTGAATAATTGGGTCCCTTTTCTCTCCTAAATTTACTAAGTATTCTAAAGCTTCTCTGTTTATCATTTTTCATTCCTCCAATTTTATTTTTATTATTTTACTAATTTGATTCCTTTAAGATCTACTTCTTTTTCTTCTGCAGTAGTTAGCACTTCCCCAGTTTCCTCGTCAACTCTCATAGTGCTTTGTCCTGGAATTTGCTTCTTATATTCACTTGCAAGTATTCCACCTTTGCCATCTGTACCAATTACAATCTTAGCTGCAAGTGGTTTTGTTGGAGCTAGTTTAGGCTTAGCCACTATAGATACTTCTGTTAATTCTCTGTCCTCTCCACTAGCAAATGTCATATCTACAGTTAACTTTCTTTTTGTTTTATAATCTGTGTTTGGATCCGCAATGTTTTCTAACACCTCCTTTAAAGCCATATTGATTTTTTCTGCCAATGCTCCATCAGCAAAGGTTTCTAGATTAATCATCTTTTCCATAATATTGTTCTCCCTTCTGTATTAGTGTTTTATTGCACCCATACACTACAGATATAGAAATGCCTAGAGTAGGCCTATACCTACAGTATTTAGTTAACTAATCCTCTTCTTTTCTTTCCAATTTTTTAATATATCTATGGGTTCATTATCCTTCTTAGGATATTGTTGAAGGATTGCGGTTGCCATTCTACTTCCTAAATGTCTCTTAAAATATTTCATATGATCTACAAAATCCTTCATAGTATAAGTTACTTTACTACCATCTTTGCAAGTTATTATTAATTTTTTCAATTACATCCCTCCATTCCACTTTCTAATCTAAAATGCTTTACCATGCTTATATGGTCTATTTTTGTTCTTTTCCATCCTCATTTATTGTTATTTTGAATCCACATTTACAAGTTCTTGTATAAGCATCATCTTCTATTATTATCCCACCCTCACCATTACCAATTTTATTATTTCCACATTTAGGGCACTTCTCATATTTTTTCATTATGGGTAATAACGTTTTTATATCCATAATTAACACCTTCTTTTCAATATTTATTTAGTTAATAACCTTCCTGTTGCCTTTTAATGTTTGTCTCATACTTTTCCAAATAAGACTGTTCCATTTCTTCTAGTGTTATCCCTAAGCGTAGTCCTAATCCTATTACTGATAACAATATTGAGTATCCTTGTAGCACAAATTTATACACTTGTAAAAATCCTTGGTTAATTTCTTTATTACTTCTTTTATATATTGATATAGATATTGAAAAGTTATCTAAAAATTCATCTGGAAATTGATTTAATTGATTTTCTAAGCTAAGAGCAAAGTGTAAACAATCTGAAAATTCCTCTAGAACCTTTTCTCTATTTATTTCTTTATGTTGTTTCCAATGCTTAAAACTCTGTACTTCATTTGCTAACTCTCCAAGTTCAACTAATAAAGCTAATTTCATGCTTTCATATGGATACTTTTTTATTCCGGCTCTTTCTAAAATTATTCCATCAAGTTCTTTCTGTTTCTTTAAAAGTTCTCTTAGATTCACTATTTCCCCAACTCCTTTAAGCAGCTCTTACAAATATTTTTACCTTTGAAGTTTATAACCTCTTTAGCTTCTCCACAAAATATGCATGCTGGAGCATATTTCTTTAATATTATTTGTTCTTCATCCACATATATTTCTAAAGAATCTTTTTCATCTATGTTCAAAGTTCTTCTTAATTCCTTTGGTAAAACCACCCTTCCTAGATTGTCTACTCTTCTTACTATTCCTGTATTTTTCATAATTACATCTCTCCCTTATTTTTATTTAATTCATATAACATTATTTCCTTACCTACAGCTCTTAGAGCCTTATCTAAATTCTCATGTTCGTTATATAGCCTTACTGCTTCATCTGCCCATAAATTAGTTCTTAAGCTTAATTTTTCTACTTCCTCTTGGTACTTGTCCAATAATTCTAAACTCTCTAGTAATAAATCCTTATAGTCCATGCTTTTCTTTACACATTCTTTTAGAAGAAATTTTAAAATTGTATTTTCTTCTTTAATTGTTTTTGTTTCTTTCTCTATTTCTTTAACTAATACAGTTATCATATTAAGCCTCCATCCTCCTATATTGCCAATCTAATTTTCCTTGCTTTATAAGCTCTTTTCTCTTCCAAGATATATTCCCTGTACTTCTTCCTAACTCCCACGCTATCTCTTTATCTAATGCTCCATTCTTTTTCATTCTTATCACTGTATTTACTTCTTCATTAGTCCAATGTATATTCACCTTTTTATTAGGTTTTAAACCTAATCTTTTTGATCTATGTCTAACACTACTTGAACTCCTATTTAAAATTTCTGCTATTTCTTTTATACTTTTTGAACTTTTCCATAAGTTTTTTAATTTTTTATCCTCTAATTCATTCCAAAATTGATGTTGTCTTTTAGGCTTTTCTTTGAAATCTTTTTTCCTTTCTATGTTTACCCAGCTAGGTTCTTTTCCTAATATGTTTCTTTCTAACTTAGAAAAATTAATTATTTCTTTGTTATCCTCAGCCCATTTCCAAAAATTTTCTATTTTTATTCTCCAAAACTTTCTTGTGAATTTAACTGCCTTATATTGTGCTTTTAACCCCTTATTTTTTATCCATCTATCAACAACTATATGAGCATCTATTTTAAACACATTTGCAATTTCTGCTGCTGTTAATTCTCCTGTAGCTTCTAATGCACTAGAAAGTCCTAATCTACAAGCTTTAATTTCTATAGCATTTTCACTTCTGTTTAATTTCTTTGATATAGATTTAAGTGTTGTCTTACCATAACGTCTCTGTAAATATTCTTCTTCCGCTTCTGTCCAAATACTATTTCTTGTTTTTATGTTGTATTTTTTCATCAAGTATGATATTTTGCTTTGATTAATATTTAATTTTTCTCCTACTTGTTTTTGTGTAAAACCTTTGCTGTATAATTTTTGTATCTTTTCTATAAGCTCTTTATCCTCCATTCCTTTCCTCCTGTCCTCAGGAGCCGAAGCTCCCTCTCATTAATTTAATAATTCTTCTAAGAAGTTTTCTGTTTTTTCCTTACCTTGAATTTTTCTTATATCTGTTCCTGTGTTCCTTATAAAGCTACACATTTCACCTAGTCTACTATAGGTTCTGTAATCATATCTTTCTTTTAATTCGTCTATACTTATGTTTGTTGTTATAATAGCTGGTAATGCTGTACTATTTCTCTTTTCAATGATTTGATATATCATTGATCTGGTCCATTTATTATCTGGCTCAGTTCCCAAATCATCTATAATTAATAAATCTGCATTTTCTAGGCTATTTAAAATTGTAAATATACCTTGATCTCCCCAATTTCTTTGACTTTGACTTATTCTTTCTATTAAAGCTATGGATCCTACACAAATTACTGGTATCAATCTATTTAATAATTCATTTGCTATAGCTGCCGAAAAATAAGTTTTTCCGTTTCCTGGCTCTCCATGAATTAACATTCCTTGATTTTCTTCTTTCATTTTCTTAAAGTCATTCACATACTTATTGCCTAATCTAAATAATTTTTCATTTCCTAAGTCGTGATTCCAATTTTCAAAATTAGATTCCCTAAATTTTTTATTCATCATGCTGTTTTTCAAAACTCTTTGTAATCTTATTTGTTTTTCTTTATTTTTTTCTTCTATTTCCATAGCTCTAAACTTATCTCTTTTACATTTGCATGCTCTTGGACCTAATATATAACCAAATGCCGTTTTAACTAATGCTCCAGTAGGTTCTCCGCATATCCCACAATTAGGTATCTCTTCAATTTTGTCTTTATACTGTAAACCCAATTCCCTCATCTTCTGGTTTTTGATTATCTCCTTTACTTGATCCATTAGATTTAACTCCTTTCTTCTTGTCTGCCCAATCTCTTTTATATGCATTAACTGCTTTTAATGTTTTTAATCCTTTAGAAAACCAGTTATTAAGAATCTTATTAATATACTTCATTGTTCTTGCATTGTATTCAACCGATTCCTCAATGGCCATGATTATAACTTCATTACTAACATCTTGTGACCAATCTTGTAGTTTCTCCAATTCTATAGGTGTTATTGGGTGTACATTATTTTCAAAAACATTAATTACATCTGAAAATTTTTTAGCATCAGCGTTAGTTGTTTCTTCTTTATCTTCTTCTACTACTTCTTTATCTATATCTATATCTTCTTCTATATCTACTTCTACTTCTTCTTCTATAGCGTGACTGTCACGTGACATACTGTGACTACCCATTTTAACTCCACAAGTTTCATCTTTAGCAGCTTGCAACAATTTCTTTTCTTTAGCTCTTTGCTTTTGTTTCCTAAGCCTATTTTGTTCCCTTACTTTCTCCATTCCTTCTATATTTTGATGCTTTGACCAGTTGGTTATTTTTATTAATTTATCCTCTTGTATTTCTATCATTCCAAAGTCCATGAGTGTTTTTAATGCAAGTCTTACACTATTTAATGGCCTATTAAAAATAGTACTTAACATTTCTTCTGTATATGGAACATTCTCATTTAAAAAAATGTACCCATTCGCATTTGTTTTTCCTGCCTGAACTAAAAGCCTTATCCAAATATAATGAATTGTATCTCTTTCTGGCATGGCATCTATTAACTTTATTTTTTCATCATCAAACATATTGGTCGTTATCTTTATCCACTTAACTTCTGCCATTGTATCAACCCTTTCTTTTGTTTTATCTATAAATAAAGTAAGACATTACTGCAAAACTCCCAAACATTATTACTGTTGCTATAAGTAAAATTACATTAGCCCAAAACTTAAATCTATACTCTTTTAAAATGGATTTTTTAGCTACATTTAAAGCCTTTTTATCCTCTCCTATATTTCTTTCTAGCATTAAATCTATGTGATATAAAACTTCTCTTCTTTTCATTTCTTCCATCCCCCATGTATATTTTTCTACTTTTGTCCATATACTATATTGAGAAACCATTGATATGTGTGTTATACTAAGGGACAAGAGCTTTGCAGAGCTCTTATCCAGCTTTTAAATCAATCAATTTCCAATGGGTGCTTTGCAGAGCACCTATTTGCTTTTATCTTCTATAGTTTCAAATACCACTTCATCACTATCGCTGTCATATTTTACACTACTTATAAAGTATTCTTGATTATCAGCATCATATATTGCATATCCATTTTTATTTAGTACAGCCAGTTGTGCATTTATACTTTGTATTAAAGTTTTAAAAGAATTATCCACACTCTCGCCTCCTTTCTAAAATGGAACTACTAAGTCATAGTGATTTATTTCATCTATAAGGCTTTCCACTTCATTTTTTATGTTCTCTATCTTTCCTTCTTCAGCATATTTTAAGATCCAATTTAAACGATACACTAATGCTTCTTTATCGCTTTTATCCATAACTATACCTCCTGGTCTTGTAAGAATGGTGGTAAATCTTCTTCTTTTGTTTCTGGTATATCTTCTTTTTTACTTAATCCTTTATCTACTAATATTTTGCAAGCTTTTTGTATTACTGGATCTTTTGCATTCTTCATAAGCCAATCTATATAATCAGGAGTTTCTTTCATTATCTGGCCTAAAGTTTTTCCTTTATTTTTACCAAAGTTTATTTTAATGTTCCCAGCACTATTTTCATCAATATTTTGTACATGCTCTTGTTGTAAAAACTCTTGCATTTCCTCTAGGTCCTGTGTAAATACATCACTTAAGCTTGCAACTTGTAATACAGCATCTATAAATGCTCTTTTCTTAGCCATTTTTAAAATTGTATTTACTAAATCAGCTATATGTGGGTTTGGTATCTTATACTTTATAGTTCCATATCTTGTTGTTACTTTTTCTACTGTGCTAGGATCTATACCATCTGGTACTGTATCAACATTTATATATCTATATTTCTTTTCCATACTGTTACAGTTACCAACACCTTGACTTACTGGATTGCCATTTCTGTATAGAGTACATTTAATGTTATAAGCGAAGAATCCATCTTTATAATCCTCTGTTCTTTCTAAAAACTCATATTCAGGATTAAGACCAAACATCATACAAATTTTTTCTCCACCTGGCTTTAAAAGTGTTGGTTTACTCCCTGCTCCTGCAACTACTCCAAAGTCGTGACCATCTTTTAAATTTTTTTGAATTACTGCTTGAAAGGTTGCTATCTTTTGCATAGTGCCCTGTATAGTGCTTATATCTACACTATCTATAAGACTAGTAACTTGATTGTTTTTAACTATTTCTAATTGATTTTCCATTGTTTTTCCTCCTATCTAATTCTTAAACTTTCTGTTTGTTTTATAGCTGCCCCTGGAACTTCTTTTCCTTCTTTAAGTGCAGCTAATATATCTTTTTTAACTAACTTCTTTTCAATTTCAAAATACTCTTCTGGTATGCTTTCTTCTTCTGTTATCTCAACTCTAGGGGTATTTTTCTGTATACCTAATGTAAATACCTTACCTTTTATTTTTGTAATGCCTGTGGCTCTCATAGAATTTTCAGCATACTCTTTTAAATTTACTATTCTGTTTTCTAGAGACTTTCTTCTATCTGCTAACCTCTTCTCTTCTTCTTTTAAACCTTTAGCATCCACTTCTATAGATTTAATTACTTTAGCTACATTTTCTAGTTTTATATCCATTTCCTCATGTATTTGATTTAAACTTTCTTCTAGCACTTCTTTTGCTACTTCTGGATTGTCTACTAAATCTAAAAGATTGTTATAATTTTGAGTTAACTTATATAATTTGGCCATTACAATTCCTCCTAATTATTCATTTTGGTACTATTTACAATGTTCTAGCATATACATAGATTAGAGAAGTATATGCATTTTTGCTGTAGTAAAATTTTTTAAAAAGGCTTTTCAGCCTTACTTGTCTATGGTTATTCTTTTTCTAAACCTTGTATAATTTTTTCTATAACCTCTGGAGGATACATTTCTGACAGAATCTTGGCATAAGCAGCACAAGCTTTTCTTTCTACTTCTTCTATTGTTGTATCTTCTGGAATTTTAATAGTTACTTTTTTAATTTCTGCACCTTTTGCCATGAATTTTGTTACCTCTCTTCTAGTTTTTTTATAATTTCTTCTATAACCTCTGGAGGATGTTTTTTAACTAAGGCTCTAGCTAATATTTTCATAGCTTCATCTTGTATTTCTTCCATTACTTTTGGATCTTCTGGATAGTTCACTATAATTTTTTTAATTTTGGCCATAGTTCTCCTCCTCTCTTTACTTAGTTATTATTCATCTTATGAAAAATCGTACCTATTTGTTAAAGTTATTTTTATTTAGTGCTGTATTAGTAAATGTTCTACATCTTGTGCACTTAATTTCTAGATTTAATTCTCCTTTTAATTTATATTTAAATAACAATTTTTGGCATTTTGAACATCTAAACTCATTCATATTTTCTAACATTTCATTTTCCTCCTATTGGTTTAGTGCCCCTCATTTACCCCTTTATTTATAAATCTAAGTGATGTTTCCATACATCTGTTTTCTAAAGTTCTTACAGTATCTTCTAACAGCTTTTTAGTAAATACTGCTGTAACATCTATACCTTTAAATTCTTTTTCTACAAGATCTAATATCTTATCTATTGTTTCTTCTCTTTTCTCTTGTGTAACAGTTACCTTTATATCTTCCATACTGTTACCTCCTATTTAGTACAAGCTATCTCACTTTTAGTTTGCTTTTCCACAAACTTATTTATAAAATATATCTGACCTTTTCCAGTAATCTTAGGTGTTTTAGATATACTTATGTGCCCATCACTATGTGTAATAGATGTTTCTTTAACTTCAAACAATTTTAAATCCATACTGTATTGAGTTGGCATATTATAATCTGTTCCTTTTCTTTTTATTAAATATCCATTTTCCCTTAACCAGACAAATAATCTTTTAGCACCTATATCAACACCATTTTGTTTAATTAATTTTGCTAAATCTCCTACTAGAATTGATGTATGTGCGACTGATACTGCATCTGCAAATAATACTTTCGGCTTTTGCTTTTTAAGCTGTTGCTTTTGTTCTTCATTCTCTAGTTTTAAATTTTGTACATTATTATTAGCAATCTCTAAAGCTCTCTTCATTATCATTTCTGGACTATTCCATGCTTTTTCTACTGCTATAAAATATTGTCTTGCTTGCTTTCCTTTTTCATTTCTTTGTATCATTGCTAACTCTTTCGCCATATCTAATTTGATTGCATGATCTGTTATTTCAGTTACTGGATTTTTGGGATTATTGGTTTCTTTTTTTTGAGTAACCAATGCAAAATCGGTATTTTCAACAAAACCATATTTCTTCATTCTTTCAAACCAATCAATGTACTTTGTTTTAACACCTAAAAACTCATGTAATTCTCTCCCACTTATTATTACTTCACCATTTTTATTTGCCTGTAATGGTATAAGTTGTTGATTTTTAAAAATCTGTAAGTTACTCAC